TATACGAAGTTATTAGGTCCGAAGAGGAGTTTACGTCCAGCTGCGCATAAAAATCAAGAATTATTAGAGCAATAAATTTTGAGAGAAAAATCCCACTCCACCAGCCAAAAACTGGATTGTTTTTCATAGTTGTTTGACAATTGCTCTAATAAATTATAGTTTTGCCGCCGTTTCGTAATACGACTTTGGATTCACTATTTAATGTGTCTTCAGCGTTGTAGAGCGGCTCAGAAGGAAATGAGCAAACAGGGAAACCTTATACAACGGCATTACAGCTATGCATTGCTCATCTTACACACAGCGCAATGTTGTTAGATTACCCCAGCATGGATCATGGGTGAAACAGTAGGTCAGAGCTTCAGGCTCTGTGTTGTCAATACAGTGAGGCATAATTATGGCTTTCATTCCACCAACCATCGACGACGTTAGACATTGCTCTAACGCTTTATCTGTAGACCCCGCCGAAACCGACGCTGCCCGCGCCATTGCTGAACACTACTCAAAGATATCCAATCAGGAGTACCGCATCACCCAAGACGACCTGGATGATCTCACTGACACAATCGAATATCTCATGGCCACTAACCAGCCAGACTCACAATAAATGCACTAATAAATCTATTATTTTCGTTGGATCCTTCTATAATGGTTGCCAACAACTCCCAGTGTAATCCGCTGTGAGTTGTTGGCCATGTCAATTCTGGAGGAGGATCAATGATAAATTATGTCTACGGCGAACAACTGTACCAGGAGTTCGTCAGCTTCAGGGATCTCTTTCTAAAAAAAGCTGTTGCACGCGCCCAACACGTTGATGCCGCCAGCGACGGTCGTCCTGTTCGCCCGGTTGTCGTTCTGCCGTTCAAAGAAACGGACAGCATTCAGGCTGAAATTGATAAATGGACTTTAATGGCGCGGGAACTGGAACAGTACCCAGACCTCAATATCCCAAAGACTATTTTATATCCAGTGCCTAACATCCTTCGCGGTGTGCGTAAGGTTACGACTTATCAGACAGAAGCTGTGAACAGCGTCAACATGACCGCTGGCCGCATTATTCATCTGATTGATAAGGACATTCGCATCCAGAAAAGCGCGGGGATCAATGAGCACAGTGCGAAATACATAGAGAACCTGGAAGCAACAAAAGAGCTAATGAAGCAGTACCCGGAGGATGAAAAATTCCGTATGCGCGTACACGGCTTTAGCGAAACAATGCTGCGCGTCCATTACATTTCTAGTAGCCCTAACTACAATGATGGTAAATCAGTTAGTTACCATGTGCCGCTATGTGGTGTGTTTATCTGCGATGAAACTCTCCGTGATGGAATTATCATCAACGGTGAATTCGAGAAAGCAAAATTTAGCCTTTATGACTCTATAGAACCGATCATCTGCGACCGCTGGCCGCAAGCAAAAATATATCGCCTGGCAGATATTGAAAATGTAAAAAAACAAATTGCCATCACTCGCGAAGAGAAAAAGGTTAAGTCAGCCGCATCAGTTACACGCAGCCGTAAAACCAAGAAGGGGCAGCCAGTAAACGACAACCCCGAAAGCGCGCAATAAATTATGCCCGGCATCAACCGGGCATTCTTCCATTATTCAGCCGCCACCGGTTTTAACAAGCCAGCATCGAGCAGTTTACGCGTCAACCACTGCTGGCCTTTACCCGTTAATTGAGGCGTCAACCGTATCTGGTAGCCATCTTCATCATCCAGCACCACTTCTTTCACCGTGAAATACCCCGCATTGATGTACTGCTGGAACGGCACATTTTTACGTCCACCGGACGCTATCAGGATGCCGTTCTCCCGTAACCAGGCAAACAGCGCGTTTTGCTTAAGTCCAACAACCTTTGCAAAATTCCCAATCAGGATCCCTTTAGCTACTGATACCCGGTCGGCAAAATCGACTTTAGGAGCGGCGGCCACCAGCTGCTGATTTAGCTGGTGGGCTTTCTGTTCCAGAAGCTGCTTTTGTTCAGCCAGTTCGGCAGCCAGGCGCAGAGCTTCTGGAAGCGTCTGGGGGATTGCGATCGGTTGCTGTTCTTTTTGTCGGAAGTAGCTGTCTTCCAGTTTTTCAAAGAATGCCCACGCTTCATTTGTGTCCACGATCTTAGACATGCGTGCCGCTCCGCGCTCGGCCCAGAGAATTACCTGACTTGTATATTTGCTAACCAAGTGACTAATAGTCACTAGCATTTTAAATTCCTTTAATTTTGAACCAGTTAAGAGATAGTAATGCTTACCTTCTTCAAAGCGATCGGGGTTGCGAGACAAATTTTTACGAATATTCGCTTCATCGGTCCCATACCCTTTAGCAAGAGTCTCAGTTGTCACTACACGCACTCCCAGCCATTCCAGAACGGGAATTTCATCAGACTGATTCTGAACAACCACCAGCTCCGATTCCTGAACTGAAGGTGCATGAATTTTTTCTGATTTAACGTTAGTTGCTTTCATTCTGTGTGCCTCCTTGCGTGCTTCGGCTGCGACGGTTGCGTAATTCAGATGACCCTGTTCGAGCAGGTATTCGCGGATATCAGACAACAGAATGCGGTGAACAGCGTTCTTGTCCTTTCTCCGGTAAAGTTGTTTGGTGATCATGAAGTAGTTGGCCATAACGCCTGGTATATCCCTGGTACTGATACAGGCAGTGTGCTGTTCAATTGCCTCAATCATCTCTTCACGGGTGACTAATGACGTTCTCATAGTCCCTCCTGAGCAGAAGCGTTAACAGGGAGGCACCAGTAACTGAGAGAATTGCGCGAATCAGTAGAAAAACGGGCGGAGAAAATACAGGGTGCATCAGGAAGCTGAGAGCGAGCCTCATCTTCTGTCGGTGCAATAACGAAGTGATAGTGACGTTTCTGGCAGGAGTAAAAGCGCCAGATAAATTCAGGATGAGTTGGGGTAGGGATAGTAGCCATAATGGCAGCCTCCTTTGACTAAGTTAAGGAGCTACCGCGTGAGGTTCCAATCTCAATGGCGGTAGCACTGACTGGGTTGGAACTACCGGCGTCAAAGGGAACCGGCCTGCCTTTCGGCAGCCCAGCCAGCACTACCATTGATCTCTGAGCTAAACGCTACGTATGGCCGTGCGATGGCATGACACAAAAAAAGACGCTTTTGGCGTCTGTGTCGCCTTTGACATTATCCGGGGTTCCAATCCCGGCACCCGTTTTAATGAGGTGCCTGATAAGCATAAACCGAAAATGCCTCAAGGCGCAAGAGGTCAGGTTCAATGTAACATCGGCAGTCAAAAAACACAATTTATTAGAGCAAGTTTTTTACTCATTAAGCCATGCCAGAGCTTCATCAACCTGCGCTTCGTCTTCGACGCTAAGCACTTCATCTTGGGGAACATAGTTCGCCAACATAGCGAAACAATATGTATCCCAATGGTCCGGTGAGTGCAGGTTGAGTTTTTTCTTCATATCTTCCTTTGACATCACCTTCCATTGACCTGCGGAATTTATCCCGACCGGTATCTTTGATGCTTCCTCTATAGTCGCAGCCCCCTTATCAAGCCGCATACGCCCTGATTTTACAGCTTCTGCCGCCTGAATATTCGCGAAAGCGCGCATATCGAAATAAAGGCTTTTATCTTCACGGCTGTGCATCTTTTTACCCCAGCGGATACGCTGGACGGTAATACCATAGCGTTCGTACATCAGATCAGCCGTCGATTTCCCCAAGCCATCGCCATCAATAGCTATGGTTATGTTCGGGAACCGTTCTGGGTTACATTCTGCGAAAATCTTGGCGGCTAACTGCGTTTCTGTAACGTCTGTGTATTCCAGCATACGATAGTTGATTACACGGCGTTTATTTCGCTGGCCGGACACCATCATGATATTAATAACGGACTTATCTCGTCCTGTGCCACCAGCAACGTCAACACATGCAACCCAGCCCCATCCTTTGGCAATCTTGACCTTTCGCCGCGTCGCCCGCTCAACCTCATCACGACCAAGAAGAAAGCCATCTTGCGATTTGGGAAATTCACCACGTACTTTGATCATGTACATGGGGTTATCACGACCGCCATACTCCGCAAGTTTTGCTCGTATAAATTTTGCATCTACAAGCGGAGATTCTTCACTATTCAGTATTATCGCAGTAAACAATCCATCAGGATTTCCCGGGCGAATAGCTAGTCTGTGGTGTGAATCGTAGAAATAGCCTGAAGGTCGCGTAGGCTGGGAAAGAAGCAGAATACGGTTATCCTTACCGGTCAGCGCACCTGTTATCACACTGAATGCTTTATCACTCACACCCGACGCTTCGTCGATGATATACAAGAGATGATCGGCGTGTTCACCAGCCAACGCCTCCTCATTTCCGGGGCGACAGGACTTTATCAATATTGTCCAAACACCCTTGCCAGTCACCTCAAAAAAAGACGTTTCTGTAAGAATGAAATACTTCGACAACCACGGGAATCTGCTAACAGCAGTAGCCCAATTGCTCTTTATGTATTTGAAAATACCATCAAGGACTTGCTGTCTTTTGTTAGCGACCAGAATGACGCGAGCGCCGGGGAAAAACATGATGAAGAGTATTGCAATAATACTCGTCATATCCGACTTACCAGTACCATGGCCGGAGGTCACACTTGTCCAACTGCCGTCCTGCTGCGTGGACTCAATGATCTCATCCTGCTGCCAGGTTGGTGTCTTCCCAAACAACACATCAGCGGCCGCAATCCAGTCATAACGATATAGCGCCACCAGCTCGCGCCAACGTGGGTCCGTTACGCAACTTCTGGCCATTAATCATCATCCCCGTACAGTTTGCGGGTAACTTCTTCGTCTTCCTCCTCGTCTTCGTCCAGATCCTGTTCAAGCCATGCTTCGTTTGATATGCCTTCCGCATCGACATCACCATAACCGCCTGTATCGACGATATCGGCAATTTCTTCTCTACGATGCTCAATCCACAATGCGGCATCAGCGCGGCGGCTGGCGGCCCGTTCTCGCGCGATTTTATCCAGATCTTCAAGTGATGGAGCGCCAGATGCTGTTTGGTTTTCCTCGTCATCGGTATTGGTCTTAGGAGCACGCAGATCGGCTTTGATTTGCTCCAGCATCAGGGGCGGCACTTTTCCTCCATGCGCCTCGATGAATTCAGCCGCTTCCAGCACTGACCAGTTATTTTCACGCTTTCGTTCGTATGCCAGCTTAACAATGCCAGCTTGCCCCATAGACAAAGCGTGCTTTTCCGCCTCCCGGCTTTCTTTTCGATAGTTATTCCGGATGCTGTAAATGGTGTTGATCAGGCTGCTTATCTGCGCGGAACAGCTGTTTAGCATGCTCGCGATACGGTATTCAGGCGGAGTACCTTCATCATCGTCTTTTTGCTGATCGCGCATTTCCTGCACCAGGCGAATACACGTATCCCTGGCGTTCTCCAGCATAAGGAGATGAGAAAGAGACTTTTCAAGAAGAGTGGTTTCCAGAACATCGGCCCCGGACCGACGCAACATAGCGCGCGCGGCCTTCCGCGCTTCAACGTTATCTATCAGGTAATCGCCAGCTTCGAATTCAAAGCGTTCACCATCATCATCCAGGGTGTCGCGTTCCAGGCGATCACGTAAGGTCCGGTGGGCGCGGGTGATCACGTCATGATCATCTGAACGATCATTTATGCGCTTATTTTGGCGCTTCGCATTCTCGACTGCGGCACTGACAACGGCATTAACTCTTTGTTTTTCCGCTATTTCAGCCGCAATATGATCACCTGCATGTTGATCATTAGAGTGATCAATGATCATGCTTTTTAGTGGCTTCCTGACTGGCTTATTTGGCTTGCGGCTGTCCGCAGTCCTGGTGTCTTCTTTGAAGGCACGGAGATAACGACGTGCGGTATTAGGGTTAAGATTAAACTCGGCGGCATACTGTGCGATGGTGTAACCACCATCTCGCGCCAGGCGAGCAAAATTCTTCTTGTGATCGTCCCAGGTCACTTATGCTTCCTTTCGTAAAAACTCTTTTTGACGCGAGGGTAACGAAAGTCACATGTCAAAAGGCCCGGAACGGGCAAGCAATCAGCAAACAACCGCCGAGAACCCTCGCCCAATGCGGGCGGGGAGGAAAGGCGGGAAAGCCCACAGGGCTTTAAAAAAAAATCATTACGGTGTTAGCATAAAAACCTGTATCAATGAGCGGTGACTATGTTAAGAGCGACAAAAGTACGCATCTATCCAACCACTAAACAGGCTGAGTATCTCAACGCCCAGTTCGGCGCCGTGCGTTTTGCGTACAACAAAGCTCTTCACATCAAAAAACACGCTTACCAGCGACACGGAGTGAATTTAAGTCCGCGTAAAGATTTAAAACCGTTGTTGTCTGTGGCGAAGAAGTCCCGTAAGTATGCCTGGCTTAAAGAATTTGATTCAATGGCATTGCAACAGGCGGTGATTAATCTTGATGTGGCGTTTTCCAACTTTTTTAATCCGAAGCTGAAAGCCCGGTTCCCGACGTTTAAACGTAAACATGGGAAACAATCGAGCTACCATTGTGTCGGGATTAAAGTACTGGAGAATGCCATCAAAATTCCTAAGCTGGCACCGATAGAAGCGCGTATACACCGTGTAATGACGGGAAAAGTGACGAGCATAACAATCACTCGCAGTGCCACCGGGAAATACTACGCATCCATCCTTTGTGAAGACGGTATTCCCACACCAGCGAAACCTGCGTATCTGGAGGAAGAAAAGATTACTGGTGTGGATATGGGACTTGAGCACTATGCCATCAGGTCTGACCGGGCAAAAATTGCGAATCCCCGCCATCTCATCAATGCCAGCCGTAATCTGCGACGCAAACAAAAAGCGCTATCCCGCAAGCAAAAGGGAAGCGCGAATCGTAAAAAGGCCAGAATCCGTCTTGCGGCCATACACGAACGGGTAGCGAATGCCCGTGCTGATTTTCAACATAAACTTTCTCGTACAATTGTTGACGAAAACCAAGCGGTAATTGTCGAGACGCTGAAAACAGCCAACATGATGAAAAACCACAATCTGGCAAGAGCAATAGGTGATGCAGGCTGGCATAGCTTCATCACAAAGCTGGAGTACAAGGCAGCGGAAAAAGGCGTTCACCTGGTAAAACTCGACCAGTGGTTTGCCAGTTCGAAAACGTGCCATTGTTGTGGTTACAAAATGCCGGAAATGCCGCTTCATAAACGCATCTGGCGATGCCCTGAATGTGAAGCAGAGCATGACCGCGATATCAATGCGGCACTCAACATCCGGCAAAAAGGGATACTGGAACTAAAGGCGGCGGGACTCGTCGTCTCTGCCCATGGAGGCCAGCGTAAATCCGTCGTACAGACGGTTGCGGCCTGAGATGTGGGAAGCCTCGCCCAACCGGGCGGGGAGCAGTCACATACGTGCGGATGTGGCATTACCGTAATGACGGTGCTGACGGGCCACCTTATTGAAAAGTTGACGCGCCATTACCCAAGGCTGGTGCTCCCGGCGTTCCTTTTCGTCCTGCGTCATATAGAGTTCGTTCTGGAGTTTTTCATCAAACCGGCGCGGAGCGCGGCTACGGCGAAAGAATTCAGGATTCAGAGAGTGGATCTGAAATCTACGTGGGCGTGTACTGTCATCAATCAAAACAGACGAATACTTAGACACAGCAATAGCCTTTAAGCGCAGATAAACATCGCGCTTATCGACATCCAGATGCGGGTATTCCTTTTCAAGAATTGCTGCGAGTTCTTTCGCTGATAGAAGAGATTTAGTGCGGATCATGTAATCCGCAATCTCGTACGATGTTATTCGTGAGTGATTTATTTCCATGAAGTGGCGTCCCTGCCAGTTAAGTAACATCCTGTCACCTACTGATTAGCCCATGTCAACTAATCAACGTGGAATATAATACCCTCGATTAAAGAAATAGCAATACATTAGAGCAATTTTATCTAACACTCGACGAGTGACTTGTGATAGCGCCGACTCCAAGCGCGTAATCAAAGAACAATCGTTGATGCATCGCCAGCCTACCGTGCGTCTTCTCCCAATTATCGCGGTCACGCTCAATATCACGCTGGCATGACTGGCACAGAGGAATTGCGTAAATGTCATGCGCGCATAATCGACTATGACGAACGATATAAGGCGTAATGTGAGCGCCAGCTCCCGCAGCTCCACACCCACAGCATGGACGGGAAGCAACAAAGTCCATGTACTCAGGTAATTTTAGCGATTGCAGTTTTGGTATTTTGAAATGCGCCATGCCAGGGTCGGAGTCAACATCCACAGGGCATACTTTTGCACGCATCGGCGCGGCGCGTTCTTCCATCATCTGAACATATGCTGTAGCGCGATCGTCATACGGGCGAATATCCGCCTCTTTCATAGGTCCGCTATCCTGCGTTGCAGCCTTAATCTTATTTATTGATATACGGCAGACTTCTTCCGGCATCAGGTGCATCATGTCGCGCATGAAAGCCCACCAGCACAGTTCCTGAATACTTAAATCATGGCCATCTGAAAGCCCCATTTCCTGACGGGCGACATCCAGTATCCAGTTAACGCGATTATTATGCAGCGTTTCTTTCAGCTCATTAAAACTACGCATCCGGTAATGGTTATCGTGATGCCAGCACAACAACACCGCGCTATTGTCTCGTTCTGCGTGGACAATATGGTTGTCACACCAGCTACGATCTGCGGCCTGGCATTTCCCCTCTTTCCTGCGCAACCACGCCACCAGCGCGTCAATTCCACCAATACGGCGAAACAGTTCATCGCTGTTAAAAAACGGCTGCAACGCCTCATTTGTTGCCATAGTTTGCTCGGAAACAACGAGGCCGTCGTCCATGTGCTCGATTAACTCACGCGGCACCGGCTCCATAATAAATTTACGGCCAGCCTCCACCAGCTTTCTGACTTCCTGATCCACTTTGAATGTGGCGACGCCAAGCTCTTTTTGTACAAAGGGAGTAATTACGGCTTTCACATCACACCTTTCATCACTGATTGGGCTTTATCTGCTGCCCGGCATTCTCTGTTTAAGCACAACCATTTCCTGACGGCATAACACAGCAATAGCAGTCCTGGCTCCAATTTGCTTACCAACCAGGTATTGCTTTACCTCGCGGCGACTCACGCCATCAAGAAGCATCTTTAACGCTTCACGGGACAATTTGTTGTATTTGCGTGCCATTAATCTACTCCGCAGAACCATACAATCTACGTAACGTGTCGGCGACAGAAGATACAGATATCTCGCCAGTCGCAGCCCCTACAGTAAGGTCTGCCAGTTCAGGTGAATCAAATACCTGCACCCCGTTACGGCGTAGAAATAGCAGCGCGCTGTTTAGCGCGGTACGCTTATTGGCATCATTGAATATATGCCCTCTCGCTGTAGCCACTAGGTAGGTGGCGGAGACTTCGAAAAGGTCGGTGATCTCTTCGTAGGCAACTCTGGCCTGAACTCTCCCGATAATGGCTTCTGCCCTGCCCGGATCTGACATGCCCGGCAGGCCGCCGTAGCGGCTTATATTCGCATCATGAAGCGCAATAAGTTCTTCCGGTGATATATGCCTCATTATCGGTTAACCAGTTCCTTGTTAGTGGAGTCCAGAGTGTCAAACAGGGATGCAAATTCGGCATCCAGCGCCGCTTTTTTATAGGCTTCGAAAGTGGCCTTGCTGACAATTACGGCTGATTCACGGCCTCTGCGGGTGATTTCAACCTCTTCCCCTGCTTCGACATTATTGAGCACTTCGCTAAGGTTGCCGCGTGCGGTACGGAAGTTAATGGATTGCATAAACACCTCGTGTACTCGTTATGTGTACACAATTATAAACTTCACAAGCATAAAGCACCAGCACTTTGCAGCTTAAATCACCGGACAATCGTCAAACTCCCCACTTCGGGCATCATTGATGAAATGATGTGGTCACACCAAACTTTAATCTTCAAGGTCTGCTTCTGATACCACTGTATAACCCAGAAATATTTTAATCTCATCCCACAATCCCATGATCTTGCCTTCATACTCTGATGGTTCTCTTACAATTACTGAATCTGGGGGAGAGTGAGCCTCTAATTCGGTTATGATCTCATGGCAAAGATTATGTTTGTAATATTGTTTTAGTTGCTCTCGAATAGGTTTTGGCGCACTTTCAATAGTTTCTTTTGCGGCATTTAGTGAAAGAATTATATTACTTGCGTCATTAACATCCCAGTCTGATCCAGCTTTTCCTGTTGCTATTTTATTTGCCCTATCAGCAAAGTTTATCAATGCTTCACTATAAAATTTTTCCTTATCGAATAATCCAAGCTTTTTACTTGTGCGCAAACTAATAAAAGCAGCTATTGCTGACCCAAATGCCGCAATAGCTGATGCCCAATCGGGATTGATATGAAGAAACATGCTATCTCTACCTAATGCCAGATCTTTAACCTAGAAATATTGTATCAGTAGTTATGGCTTTGCCACCAGTAATGCGATTTTTTCCTAGTTGTCATTGCCCCCTACCAGCGGCAATAAAGCCCTGGCCATCTTATGAACCAATAGTGCATCAATAATGCCAAGCGTATGCCCCGGGTTAATGTTTAATGCCGCCTCAAGGTGACACCTTTACAGGCCACTTTTCTCGGCTTGTTTATGATGATCTGGCGTAATAACGTCGCCCAAAACACGGCTAATTCTTTCTCGTAATTGCTGGGTGCCAGCACACTTGATAGCTGTATCGTGGAGACGGTTAACCAGTTCGCGGTAAACATGCGGCTTAATTCGTATACGTTCGCCGGGGACGCCATTTCCTGGCGCTTGCTCCGAACTATCCGGATAGTTGCCAGCCTCGTAAGCTACCCGCAACCAGTGCATGAATGTTTCAGTGGACACACAACCACAGTCCACATCGATTTTTCCGCGTTGCTGTTCCAGCCACTGCTCAAAATTCAATCTACATGTATTACTTTCATGTTGCTCTTTTTGTCTCAAGGCCAGCATCTGCTGGGCTATTTCCAATACTTTATCTGCCGTATATCCAGCACCGTGACCATACATTTCAATACGGGCGATAATCTCCGATATGCGTTCTTCAGTGATTCTGGTCATTTCTTTTCACATTCCTTAGTCCATTTTTCAATGTTTATTTTGGCAATATCAGTCATTCCATCACCTAAGAAATACTTTTTCCGGTATGCCTTGCACTTAAACCACACTACAACAGCCACCAGCCAAAAAATAAAAGGCCATACAGCAACACCAACGACAGCCGCGATAAAGCCCAATAGCCATAAATGAAGCTCTCCAACTTCTGTTTGCGGCAATATTCTTAAAGAATTAAACAGCAGGCTGAACGAATGGTCGTATGCATTGGCGGTATAAGACATGCAATCCATATAATTAAAGTTATAGCCTGCGGCTGCCGCCCATAATGGGCGGTCAAGAAAATGTTTGAATGTCATCATATGAATTTAAGGTTCAGACCAGTTATCTTCAATAGCAATGCTTAATCTTTGTAGCCATTCTGCTAATTTCAGCATTGCTTCTCTTTCGCTTAAACCACGAGGAAAATCATCAAGCGAAATTGTTGGCTTGAAGCCACCGTAATTATCCATTTCAACGGTCAGATTTTGCTCCAGCACGGTATTCCTTACGCGGCTATTGTGTCGGAGCAAATATACTGAGCGTGATTTATTGGTTTTGTGGTCGAAATGATATTCGGTAAGTATCATCTGGCTTCTGCCATGACTATTACCTCTCCACATACTTACCTCACTTAATAAAACAACTCCATACGTAGTTGATGATTTTTCCCCACGTAATATAAATATGCACTCCAGCAGAAAAACCAAAACCTACAATTACTGAAAAAATCAAAACATTTACTTTTGACATTATAAAATTTCTCTCGTTGTCGTAGGTGATAGCACCATAATTGATAATTTAGTGAGTTAGCAGTTCCATTTTTTGGATGATTTCCGCATGAGCATCATCGTTGTCAACACTTAGCTCATTTAATGCTTCTCGCACTACATCAACTTCTTCTGGTTGGAAGAAATCATCTCGGTAGTCACCAAATAGAACCGAAACAAGCCTGCCACCAGCAACATCAAGATTGGCGCTAACAGGTGGCTCTTTACCATCCTCAAATTCAACAACAAAAGTTAATTTTCCCATCGTTACCACCAGCGACAAATTGAATACAAACCCAGTGCTGCCGCCATCACAATTCCTACCGTTGCGAATGCTTCAGGCCAGTTCATTGACCTGCCTCCTGGGGAGGTTCTGGTAGCAGCATCCAGAACAAGGCGTTCCCTAACCACGATAAAGTGCCGTCGTTCAACTCCACGTATTCCCCTTGTACCTGTCCTGCCATATACTCGCCGTGCTTTGAATAAATTAAAACCCAATCGTCTTGAGCGGGAATCCGCTCACTACAGCTTATCCAACCATCCGGAGTTACCGGATAGTTGCCATTCACAAGGTCAGCTCGAACATATAGCGTGTCATCATGGTGCTGATTGTGGCTGCACCACGTTAATTCGCTTAACTCGCCATCTTCTGGCCATACTCCAGCCGTTTGCAGCCAGATATGGGCTGGCGCATCTTGGCAAGGTGTATTAACTGGCAACTTGTAAGTTTGGCTTACAGGTTCTGCACTATCAGCTTCGCGCCGCTTCTGTAGCTCTACTGCTATTGCTCTCACGACTTCAACTGGTGCCCTTGCAGCAAACTCTATGTTGGTGATCAGCTCATTAAGATATTGCTCGCTGGGATACTGTTTTTTATTGGTAATAGTGGTCATATCACTCTCCTTTGATGCGAATGCCAGCAAGCCAGTTTCTTATGCCGATATATTCAGCGTTCCTGAAACCGCTTTTTACATATATAAATGGCAAGCGAAGATTGTGACCATTGGCTGCCAGGTAGTCTTTACAACCCTGTTCGGTGAAACAGCAGGTAACGAATTCATCAATATCTTTCACAGCAACGCGCCGCCATTTTTCTGGTGGCTCTCGAAAGTTTTCGTGAAGTAGTTTGAGACGACGACTTTGGCGTTTATTGGCTTCATTGCCATCTTCATCAACCCAGACAATCCGGTCATAGTCATAATCAGAATCAACAACGATTTCGCGCTTTTGATACACACAAAACATAGGTTCTGACGTTATTCGATTATCCTGTGTTCGAATATTTTCACCGATGATGCCAAATGAATCTGGTGCAGATTTTGTCTTCAACTCTGCTATGCCCGCGATTACTCCCTCGTAATACTCACGCTGCTCGTTGAGTTTTGATTTTGTCTCCTCAAGCTCAACACGCAGTTTCCCCACCGTTAGCGCAATTTCCTCGTTCTCCTGGTCGCGGCGTTTGATGTATTGCTGGTTTCTTTCCCGTTCATCCAGCAGTTCCAGCACAATCGATGGTGTTACCAGCTCATGGAAAAGGTCCGCGTCAAATCCCCAGTCGTCATGCATTGCCTGCTCTGCCGCCCCACGCAGTGCCTGATAGTCAATCTTGCCCACTGGTTGTCTCCTTTTCCCATGTTTTCAGACTATTACCACAGAACGGACAAAATGAAACTCGAATCGGTGATTTAGAAAATTCACCAGACCGAAGCATGATCAGATCTTGTGAATGAATTAATTCATGGTTATAGATTTTGTATATCAGCAGGCCTTTTCGCGTCGTGTATTCAGCATCCTGCTCCAGAGATTGTGCCAGCGCCGCGCACGGTTCTATCTTGTTGCCATTAATTTGGCATTTTGACTCACTCACTGGTTGCCCCCCTGAATACGCTTAAACTCGATTACCCAAACCCAGGGATTAGCATTCCAGCTTTCTTCGCTATAAATTGATTTCCATAGGCTACGGAAACCTGGGTAATGCTTATCGCCAATGAGGGTCGATTCTGTTGGTGCGCCCTCAGCCCTTGCATCGCATTCGCTGATATCGTTCAACCGCTCAACGCGCACGTTGGTAATTTCCAGAAGAATGCGCGATGCCCAGCGCGGCATGTGAATTGATGGCGTCCACTTTTCTGATACTGGTTTATTACAAACCTCGACCGGAACCCGGTGCGTTTGTTCTGTCCAGGAGTTACGCACGCTTGCGCGATAAACCAGCGTTGCGACGTCCGTCGCTTTGCCATGTACCCGGTAGGTTTCGCGAACCCAAATACGATCGCCCGGTTGACCATATGGACAATGCTTGGCAAGCAACTCTGCGGCCACTGCCCGTCCATAGAATTTTTCTTCAACAATCCTGCGAGTCTGTGTTTTATTCCCGCCAAGAATTGCCCGGACCATCTCATCGTTAAAAATCATGCCGCGCTCTTTCACTTCGCCTTTCATGCATCCCCCTTACCCATGTGCGACGATGCCGCCAAAAGTGATAGAGAACAGCCAGAAATAGATCGCGGCCATAATGATTTTGAATGCCGTGTTCATATTTTCAGCTCCTGTGATTGATTGGATACATGCCGCGCCTTTCGGCATGTTTTTATTTTCACTTTCTCTGTTTTAAAAATCAATATTTATTAGTGCAATTGTTGTTAATGGAGAAGCGCGTTTTCATACTCCCTGACCATTAACGTAAGCACGCCGTGCCTCCTGAAAACACGCGCCACCTCAATCTTATCTTCCAGCGTGAACGCGATTTTACTTAGACCAATTTTCTTAAGGAGATCAATCTTTGCTGGACCGTCATTTCTGTCATCGGTGGCAGGACGCATAGATAGCAAAGGCTCAGCCCCATTTGTTACGTGCTTACGCAACCAGGCTCGTGTTTTATCCCTGGCTATCTCACAGCGCCCGGTTACAAACCAGAGGGTGTAAATGCCGGACAACTGGCGCACCATATCAATAACTGGAGTGATGGGAGCATCAGTGTCACAGGCAAGGTTAAACTCGTTCCAGTGCTCTGTTAATGCACCTTTGCCAGGTGGTGGAAGTAAATGCAGCCTGTCTTCCGTTGCCTCTGATATCGTCCCATCAATATCTACTATGACGATGTACGGACGTTCCTGGTGTGCGTGTTTATTGAAAATACTCAAATGCCCTCCTCATTGGACGAAAAAAATGCTGGTGGGCGCACTCCACCAGCATTAAATGTGACACTGTAACTATCAGCGAACGTAAATAGTGCCGCCGTTCTCTTTTTCCCATGCATCGCTACGTGCATAGCAAACATCGAGAAGTCTTCTTGCCGCAGTTTCCTCTAAACCCAATTCAACAACCAACTGCTCATGACGGCGGGTAACTACATCAAATAGGCTATGCAGCCCTTTATTGGCCAGTTCATCAATGAATTCCGGTTCGAACGGCAGCTCTGCCTCTGCCAACATAACCTCTTGCGCCCACTCAACTCGACGGACCAGTTCCGGGCGGCGGCTTTCCATCTCTTTACAGATCAATTCATGGAAGAACTCTACCCAACCTTCCGGCTGGAACTCGCGGAAAATGGCCAACGGCTGGAAGTTTGGCATCAACCATTCGTTGATCCGGATATCAATGGCATAGCCCATGTCGCAGCAGAACTGATAAGCAAAGTCCAGCTTAGAAACGATATAAGGACGCTCGTTATTGAACTCTTTAGGCGATGAGATCCCATAAGCCAGGAGGCGCGGGAAGAAGGAGATTTGCCCTAACGTCGGATGAAGTTTGCTTGCAGGGAAACGGCGCTCAGTAATGCCATACATTTCCTTCTTGAGCGTCGCAAATTTGGCATTCTCATTAACCAGCGCGGTAACCTCTGCTTTTTTATTAGCAAATGCCACGCGCGCCTCGCTTGCATCTTTAATAGTTTTTTTGAGCTGTTGGTTAAGGTCGGCGACCTGCTTACGCAGTTCCTGTCGCTCGCTTTTAGCTTTGTTATAGCGTTTCTCAAGGTTAAAAGGATCAAGTTTCATGATCTCTTTATATTGAGATTTTAGCGTTGAAATCTGTGAGTTCCGCAGTTCAACCATCGCGGTCATTTCATTGAGTTTTGTTTCCAGCTCAATGCTTATACGTTCGGCATTATCAGCACGCTGGTTGGCGTCATGCGTCGCATCGTCGATCGCGTCCTGTTGCTGGCGTTTCAAATGTTCAATTTGCAGCTGAAGCTCTTCAATTTCTTTACCCTTCAGACCGAGATCCAACTGCATATTTTCAGCTGCATCTACCAGGGAGTTATGGCTATCAGCTTCTGCGTTATAAACATCAATAAGCTGTGCGTGAAGCATCTCCGCTGACTGAACCGCATTATCAAAAAAACGCGCTGTGAGGTCATCACAACTAACGCGGCGTTGCGCGGCCCGGATGTTCTGGATAATGGCCGGGATACCGGCATTCAGGACGTCAGGGATAGATACATTTTCGATTGATTGGTTTTGTGCTGAAGTGCTCATTTCAAAGTTCCGTATTAGCTTGTGCTTCGGTCATTTTTCCTAAGTATGAAGGAGGAAGGACTACGCAATTTGTATCCAGTCCCTCACCTATGGCAGCCTGTAAAATTCTGGCTAAGGTGAGTCTCTTGTTGCGATACCTGGTGATGACATGCCTGATACCGCCGGTCGGCGTAACAAAGGCGATCAGCCAGTAGTGATATTTCCGTCGGAATGGCCACATAGTGCACCTTGTAGATTGCTCTAATAAAAAACGTGATGAGTGTACATCACGTTTTAAAAATATGGAATTATTAGAGCAATATTATTCTGATTCTCGCTCAAAAAATGAGCTGATAAGGGGAAGCCAATCCTCTGACACTTCGCGAGGTCGCGGTTTGCCGTGGAAAAAGATTATTCGGCAGTCTTTTGGTAATGCCCCATTCCCCCTGGAGTAACGCGCGCTCGCATATTTTGAACCAGGTTCCACAACATCGGCCTTGTAACTTACAAACCATCCTGGATACAGATCCTGAAATGCTGGTGTATCATCGCCCATAACCTTTCGTAAGAACCCCTGGTCACCCCAGCACTCAGTAGTGACACAACGAGAAATCCAACCTTCCGGATCTTGCCAGAATGAACTCCAGATATGCGCTTTAACACTATTTGGTATCCACAGGGCACCGCTGCCACGATATTGTGGATGGTAAAAATCCCTAAGCATGGTGAAGCTGGTTGGTGGATGCTCTAGGATTGGGCGTATATCACCGGCAATAACCGTGTCCAAATCCAGATAGAACAGATCATCGGTTATATCCGGTCGGAACAACTCGATTTTCGCCCACCAGCCACGGCACTTTTGCCACTGGTTGATCAATGGGACAACTTTGACGCCAGGTACATGTAAACGCTTCAGGTCTGTCAGGCAAATAATTTCATAGCCTTTTGGCAGTTGATTAACCAGCCACTGCACATCGGAAGCGTTATAGTCACCACCAGAGCGAAAAACTAAAGCAATCTTCATGCTGCACCATCACCTTTCACTTTCATCAATGTCAGGTTTCCGCAAAATACGGCACCAGTGTCGATATACTGCTGATTCCAGAATGTCTTCGGGCTTTTCACCGGAGTGTGACCAAAGATAAAACGATCTGCGCCCGAAATTTCGCCACCAATATCATCCATCGAATCACTGATACGCTCGCGCGCCCAGACAACGTTGAAAAGCGGCACCTCCTTACCGAATTGGTATTCATTATCCGGATAGTCGGCATGGGCTATAACGATAGTTTCTTGCCCGGTGTTCAACTCAATGATATAGGGCAGACGCTTTACCAGCTCCACCAGCGCCCAGGCTAATATTTCCTGATCAGTGTCCAGCATGAAGAACCATTGTCCGCCATTCATTAGCCAGTTATTCACGTTGCCATCTGGACTTAACGCATCAATCATCAGCCGCTCATGGTTCCCCATCACTGCCCTGAACCAGGGCATCTGCAATAGTTCCAGACATTCGACATTTTCAGTACCGCGATCGATAAGGTCGCCGACCGATATCAGTAAATCCTGCGCCGGGTCAAAATCCACACGATGGAGTTCGGACATCAGTCTGGTGTAGCAACCATGCAGATCACCAACAACCCAGACATTCCTGTATTTGGTACCGTCGATACGGTGATAAATTGTGGGTGCCATCATGTATTCTTCAGCCATTCTTTAAGAGTCATCTGCGGAATACCTCCCATTTTCCCGCATGAAACAACGTCAATCCGTTCACGCGCAGACTGGAATAACAAAGGCAGGTGACTTAGATTTTTTGGCGTGCCGCCGGAGTGAACGCGTGGTTCTTGTGTAGCGTCAACGCCCACCAGGGCGACATGTTTGAATCCGATATGGAAAGCCAGGTTCAGAGCGCCATATGCACTATTGCCGCTGGCAATTTCATTCTCATCTTCGCAAAGTCCGAAATGTGCGGACCAGCGCCACGCCCACCACTCGGGAGAATTCGTATTTTTTGGCTCCATGCCACGTTCAGCCACACGACGGAAGCACAGAACGCCGTCTCTGACTTCACGTTCTTTAACATCGGGTAGTGCCATGCAATAACAAACACCACGGCGACGGCGGCCACGACCAACGCGCCGCATATTGTCTGGCGATGGATCAAGTGTGAAAAATAAGAAGCGCGGTTCAGCCAGTCGATGGCCCCATTGACCGCTATAATCGGCACTCCGCGCGGCGCAACAAAGTTTGCGGCGCTTGGACCACTGCCGACGATAATAACGCGATCACTGCCTCTAAATTTATTCTTGGGAAACATTGAATTGCACTGCTCCTACTTGCATTCAAAATATGTAAATCTGCGTGTTTTTTGCGGGTATCCAGGAACTGCTGTTGCCATTTTGAAATAGACACCTGCGTTGGATTCCGTAGGGCTTGAGGGTGCGCGCCATGCCAATGAAGGCCGTTTTGCAGAGAACAGTCATAGCCGACTAATACCACTACTTCAGCCCCTGATTCAGCAGCCAGACTGATAGCCTGCGCGCCGCTATTTACCCCTTCCGCCGGTCCACAATATCGCCTGTACTCCAACGAAAATGATTTCGCCGCCGCCAGGTTGGCTGTCACTTTGCGGAATCTCCCTCCCGGTATGGTGGATCCGTATTGCTTCCACCATGACAAATCACCGGCGTATAAGGCATAAATGTCATCGAACATCTGCCAGGAATTGTTAACCGCGATGATTGAACAGCCAGTTTTTTCTATAGCAGCACAGTCCTCACGAGTGAGTGACGGACCGCTACCGACACAAAAAACAGTCCTAGTCGCCCTGCGTGGTATGTTCATTCTCAGCTGCAAATTCAGCCTCCAGGCGAGCATTCATTTCAGCGATTACAGGGTCCACTACAGCATCTGTTTCCTGTTCATTACGCGGCATGATCGATGCCAGCGATTCATAATTAGCCTTGGATGACACGATTATTCTCCCGATGTTAATGTGCGCTATATCAAATGGCGCATATGCACTAATTAATTTATTATTTTAAGCAGCATACAACCACTTGTCGCCGTTCAATACATGCTCAATAGCCTCACCCTTTTTAAGGCTTATGTATTCTAGGATGGCGGTTATCGCTTGTTCTGCACCATACGCAAGAACGACGTAGTAACCTTCCTCTCTAAGCCTGCGCATCCAGGCGATCTGCTCTTTCGTCGGGGCTTTACCATTTGGTTCTTTAAGCTCAATTCGCATGCCGTGATAAATACCGCATGCTTTATCGAGACTCATGTCCGGATAACCTTTTTTCTGCCCTTCAGCCTTCATTTTCCCGGCGGTTGCTTTTGAACGTTTCCCTCCGTTAGGCGTTGCATGCAACAGCTCATAGATGTCAGGGTGCTTGCGTTCGAAGTAATCAAAAATGAAAACCTGCTCGAAGTGCTCGCAATTTCCGTCGCGCAGGTCTGGGTTCTTTGCAAGTGCTGCAAGTGCCTTCGCATGTGGAGAAACTTCTTTTACCGGCGCAAGCGATAAGAATGGATCCTTTTTGGTTTTTGGCCTGGACCGCCCCTTATTTCGACGCTCACTAAAAGCCTGAAACTCTTCCTCAGTAAAGCGCAACATAATCAGTCAAATCCTGCCGGTCGCATGCCATATTTACGCTGTTTTGCGGCCTGCTCTTCCCTGTGCCATTGCGCACATTCAGCGTCACAATAAATGCCTGATTCAATCGATTCATTGCAGTAACGACACTTCCCTGTAAATACCTGGCTCACGGCCTGTGCCTGCTTTCTGATGTTATCGATGGCCATGTCTTTGAGAGCTTCTAACTGATTCATGCTCAGCTCTGCATCATCAACACGTTCTGCCAATTTTGTTTCCTCGTGAAGAACCTACTTAAGGGCAGAATGATACATTTCACAATCAAAATTGCACTAATAATTTTCTTTTATTGAGTTAAATATTCAACAAATGACTAGCGGTAGAATCACCATCATCTATTTCTGGCAGGCTGACTATGGCTACATCAATCACTACAACCCAAAGCACCCGGCAATATCCTCTGTCGCGGTATGACGACCGCAACATAGCCGATCCAATACTCAGGGCAGAGCTACGCAAAGAGGTGATGCTTATGTGTGAATCGAACGACAAGAATCTGACGATTTATTACGTTCTTCCCGATGAGCAATATCGCCCGGATTTGCTGGCTTACCGTATGTGGGGCATAGCAGAGCTACGCTGGGTTGTGACGCTCGCCGCCGGGCTTGAGGATGAGTCTCAGGGTATGACTGTTGGCAAAAAATTAAAACTCCCACCTGCCACCTGGATCCGCGAAATGATTCGCCATTTCCAATACGACGGCCAGGTAATAGGGACATTATCCATTGCGTAAGGGAATTGAATGCCAACTGAATATGCTCGCGACAATCTTGGTCGCTATCAGACTGATGGATTAAGTGCAAAAGACTTTAACAAGGTCTTCGATCTTATCCGTAAACAGCAGCGTCAGAATCGGCGAAACGCGCGACGTACACTCACCCCAAGGATTATGGGGATGCGTAACCGCGAACTTGAGGCATTCCTCAGCCTTGGGAAAAAGAAAGATGGCACCTACTTTACGCCCGAAGATATACGCAGTTTCAACACCTCAAGGCAGGCTCATAAAACCAAATTCAAGAGCACGGTACCCGGCATTACCTATGCTCAGCTGGTGGCGCAGTCCACCAGCATTGATATAAAACGCGCTAACAACAAAGTTTCTGATGGCACAGGGATCAAAGCCGCGACATTCCTCGGGCTAAAACACAACCTTGCATTGATATCTGTTAATGCCTCGGATGAGTCGGTCCACCAGCATCACCGTGTCAGAATTCGATTTGAGGAATGGGATAAAGCCGTTGAGGAAATTGCTGAAGACGGTACGAAAAAAGCCCGAATCGCTGCCGATCTCTGCAAGGGCCGGGTATCTTTCGACTGTGATTGTGGACGCCATCAATACTGGTATCGTTATATGGCCACGGCTGGTAACTATGCTGTCACGCCGCCAAAAGAGTATGCCTTCCCTAAAATCCGCAACCCTGATCTGACTGGTGTGGCTTGCAAACATGTTTTGCACGCTATGACGCGTTTTCAGTCTCCCACATGGCACAAGGCCATCATTATTGCCCTGGAAAAAGCAGCTGAACAGGTGGCCTTCGGCGATGACAAGCGGAAGACAACAACCTATTTCAAAGGCGAACTGGCTAAATCGCTCGCGCGCAACCGGACAACAACGACGGATCAGGCTAAAGCGGCGCGTGAGTATGAGTTATATCTGAAATCTCAGGATGCATTAGGCAAAAAACTACGCGCCAAAGATAGCGCCACGGACAACGTTCGCCGGTTGTTAAAAAAAGCTCGCACCACGGCAAACAGGAAGAGTGCCGAACTAAAAGCATCGCGGGTGAGGGAAGCCCAGGCTCGCGCTGAAGCCGACGCTCTTAAAAAAGCCCTGCAAACGCAGGCGAACAACCTCATAAAGTTTTTCATGAGTCAGGGAATGGACAAAGCCGCTGCCACCGCGCAGGCGCGAAGCATTCTTGAGACACAAATTAACGAAGCCCGTAAACGGAAAGGATAATCGATGGCTGGTTTCTTTGATGACATGTTTGAGGACACAGAACCATCACAACAAGTGACTGGTGATAACCTCCCGGACACCGAATCGGATCCGGATATTCCAGACGAAGGTTCTGAACTGATTGAAGAGGAAAATATTGATGCTGAAATCGAAACCGATGGTGTTAACGTTGGTAATATTGTTGATCCTGTGGAGGACGATCACCTTCCCAATCTGGATCACGGCCTGCTTAGTGATTCTGGTGTGCGCCACCGTTATCAAGGTCATGCAGTTTTTAATAACCTTGTGCGGATGGACTGGCTCAAAGCAATCAAGCTAGACCCTGACTCATTCGATGCGGTTCTATACCGCGCAATACCTTACAGAGACAAAAATGCACCTGAAACGGCATCTGAAATAATAGAACCGAACCAACGCATATATGACTATCAGGATCCAGAACTGATAACGGCCCTCGACTGCCCGGATGAGATGGACGTCTTCTACGCGCTATACGACGGCAGCGATAATACGGGAATTAGCGACAGTGCTTTAATCCTTCGGTTAGCCGCCGTTAATGTGCCAGTGGGTTCTATGCTCGAATGGCTGGAACAGCTGTCAGACGGCACAACCATTCGCCGCTTCTGGTACATCCATAAAATATTCAATTACGGCACTGCCAGGGTAGGCAGTTTGTTTTATTGCGTGCCTTCACGCGCCTTTGAAGGGAATTTCATCGGTGATTCTGAATAATCAGGAATGGCTACTGGCCATCTTTAAGAAAAAAGGTCTTACTCCAACCGGTAAGCTGGAATTTGCCACTATTGATGGCATTGATTCGGCGCTCGCACAGGCTTTAAACGAAGCGTTCGACTCACAAGTTGTCAGCTTTAATGATCGCACTAACCAGTCATTCAGGGAGTTCCTGAAACGCACACCAAGAGATCGCATAACGCTCGGCACTTTTAGTGATGTGAAAGAATGGTTGTCATCATTTGAAGCCGATCGCGCCGGGCGTAAAGATACAGTCTCTTCTGGCCCGGTAAATAAGCTGGCAATGCCGCTTGTGAATCTGTCTCGTTCTCCCGCGTTTTCAATTTATGAAGGTGAACTGTGCCGCGATAATTACGATGAAGGACAGGTCACCAATGAAAATGATGAGATTGAAGCCCTGGTATCGACTATCCCTTTCTCACTGGAATATTCGCTATGGATAGCCAGTGACGAGAAGGAATCTCTTGGGATGGTTACAACTGCATTAGCATTCTGGCTACGAATGTATGCCAGCCTCGGGCAGGCATCTTTCACTCACATTGCCAATGTCGGCGGTTATGAGATACCGGTTACCTGTTACATAGAAGGGCAAAAATCAATCGCATTTCAGGATCTGACCACCGGCACCGCCGATAACAGGCTGTTCGCGGTTGGATTGAACCTCACCGTTGTGGCGGAGCTTCCAATCCTGGCTTATATGAAGCAAACCAACGGCACCATAACGGTAAAAGCGAAAATTCTGGAGGCGTGAGATGGCCACAAAGACCACCACCGCCCCGGAAACTGATTCAAAACGCACTCAGCTATTCCTGCAATCTGTTTCAATTGGGCAGAACGAAATCCCTCGCGAAATGATCGTAGGATGTACCTATGTCGAACCTGGGGAGCTATCTGGTCCCCAGCTTATGCTCATGGTCAGGGATTCAACGGCTTACGTGGTCAATAAGCTGGGGGTGAAATTTGGAACAATACTGACTGTTTCACTTGGTGATCCGGAAGGTCATGGCGGTATCCTTTTCTCGGAAGAGTTCTTTGTTCTTAAAGCGCCACGCAAGGACGATACTGTACTGATTTACGCGTTTAGTAACCCGGTGCGGTTATTAAAAGTTCCGTCCACCAGCGCACAGTATTTTGTTGATAAGCCCCCATCAGCCGTAGTTTCCTCTCTTGCCCCTGGTCTGAAGGTAAATGCTGACTCATTCAGAAAAACATCCACATACCACCTAAATGTTGGAGAAAAACCGACCAAGGTATTGCAGGAGATAGCCCGCGATACCGGTTCTATGTGCTGGGCATCCAGGGGGACGATCAATTTTAAAAGTATGGAAAAAATGGCAAACGCCGCTCCATCGCTTACTTATGAGTCCGCCAATCCCAACACATCCGGATTTACAATTAGTCAGTTCAACATCCTGAATGCCGATTATGAATACCAGCGCCGCCACAATTACAGAATGGCCAGTTATGACATGACCAAAGGTGTGGTTTACTCAGGTAACCAGGAAGACCCCATTAAATTTACGAGCAATCCCGATCCTACCGCGCTGGCGAACTACAACAAATTCATTCTCCCCCGCCTCGATATGCTGGTGGAAGGAAATGCCGCGCTAACTCCGGGTACGACGCTGAAAATTGTCGTGCATAACACGGCAGGTGACGGAGAACTCGATGAATCTATCCCTGACAAAATGATAGTGATGTCCGTGACTCATTTCGAAGACCGCTTTCGTTTTGTCAGCCGTGCACAGTTAGGAGTGGTGAATGGGTAGTTTGACAGGGAAGTATCGGGCTGTAGTGATAAGCGTCGATGACCCTAAAGGTCTGATGCGTACACAAATACGTGTTGTCGGCATGATGGATGGGTTACCAGATGCCTCATTGCCGTGGGCAGAAGCTATATTGTCCAATGCAAACACGTTTTCACCATTTCTGCCCGGCGATAAAGTATGGGTAGAATTTCCCTACAATGGGGATTCGCGATGGCCATTGATAATCGGTTATGCACAGGATGCATCCGGTGGCGCTCCCAATGTGCCTCCTGAAGCGTCAGGACAAGGTGAAGGCTATGTACCGCCTGAAGTCGAAGGTGCACCAGCACAACCATCAACCAGCGCCAAAAAAGACTTTATTTCGTCGCGGAACGGACTAATGGAGGTCCGGACGGCGGGCGGAGCCTGGGCCGTTACGCACTTGAAAAGTGGAACAACAATCGGGTTCAACGAGGCCGGGGAGTTATATGCCATTTCTCAAGGTCCGGCATTCATCTCTTCCGCAGGAAATCTCGATATAAAGTCAGGCGCGGATGTCGCCCTGAAGGCAGGGGGAAGTATGGCGATAGAGGCCAGCGGGAATCTATCCATAAAAGCCGCTCAAGTCTCTGTTGACAAGGCTTAAGAAAAGCCCGGCGTTCGGGCTTTTCTGTTATGACGGGTTCAATTTTTTATCCGTTACCGCGCGACGGTTTCTGCGTGACAAACGTCTCAAGCATCTTTTCCGCAATTGCCGACCAGGTGTGACACTGGACCTTTTCAGCATTTTTCACGCGATCAACGCGAGCAATAACCTCATCCCAATCAATCCGCGACTTGATAACCATATGGTTCACCAAAGCCAGGCGATCTGGCGGAAGGCAATCGGGAGGCGTTAATACCAACGCCCCGCACATTGCCGCCTCAAGTACAGTTAATCCAAGGCTTTCGGGATGCGTAACGATAAACACGTCACTCTTACGCAATTCAGCTGCAAATTCGGTTGCTGGCACCGGCGTCCGTCTGTATGGAGTTACCGAAATATTCCCCGGATCAATGGTAACCAATCCGTCATCAGTCAACGTTCTGGCCTCATACGGAACGGTCAGACGCTGAAGGTTCATAAGGATACTTAAGGAGTGATCAAAACCACTAACATCAAATGCAGCGTGGTCTACAAAAATACGCAGAACATCGTCTGTTTTGGTTTCCAGATGGAACAGATCCTGATTCGCTGCCCATCCAACATGTTTGTTAAAACGATTATGACGCTCTAACCTGCCTGGATTATCCAGGTACCGCCAGGTATCATCGCGGACAGTAAAAGTAATATCGACTGGTGCCGAATCCAGCATAGAACCGTCGTATACCTGGGCTACCCATCCAGTGAATCGACGACGCAGTTGCACGCCTATTTCCCTGGGCACCGTAGTAAAATACCGCAATCCTGGCGCTAAAATGGCTTTCGCAGAACACGAGGTCGCAGCGGTCAACACAGCTTCAACATAATCCTCCGGGCTTTCGACGCCGGGGGAATATGGACGATGGTATTGCAATGTTACCCCTGCCTCACTAAAGGCGCAGGCCAGGTTGTAAGCCCACATTTCCGTATATGTTTTCACATCACTGATAGCTTCAAATTTTCGCCCAATGATCAGGATGTTCATCGGCTTTTCCTCATTCCATTGCATTAATAATCCTCTTGCCAGTCAGCACCAGCATAGTTATCAAACCGTGAGTATTGGCCGTTAAAAGCCAATCTCACCGTGCCAATTGGGCCATTTCGTTGCTTTCCGATAATTACCTCGGCAATGCCCTTCATTTCGCTATCCGGGTGATAAACTTCGTCGCGATACAGAAACATGATCAGGTCTGCGTCCTGCTCAATTGCTCCTGATTCACGTAAATCTGAATTTACCGGTCGTTTGTCCGCACGCTGTTCAAGCGATCGATTAAGTTGTGACAATGCCACCACCGGTACTTGTAATTCCTTCGCCAACGCCTTCAGTGAGCGAGAAATCTCGGCAATTTCCAGCGTTCGGTTATCTTGCAGCTCGGGGACGCTCATAAGTTGCAGGTAGTCGATCATAATCATGCTCAAACCACCATTTTCTTTATAAACACGACGAGCGCGGGAACGTAGCTCTGTCGGCGTCAGGGCGCTTGAGTCATCAATAAAAATATTCTGCTTGTCCAACAGAATACCCATTGCGCCAGAAACCCGCGCCCAATCCTCGTCGTTAAGTTGCCCTGTTCGAATACGAGTCTGATCAACGCGTGCAAGAGAAGCCAGTGAGCGCATCATCAGCTGGTGGCTCGGCATCTCAAGGCTAAAAACCAATACGGGCTTATAGTTACGGACTGCGGCATTTTCGACGAGATTCATCGCAAACGTGGTCTTCCCCATAGATGGGCGGGCGGCGACAATGATGAGATCGGACGGCTGAAGCCCTGCCGTCTTCTTATTGAGATCGGTAAATCCCGTATCAAGCCCCGTTACACCATCATGTGGTCGCTGAAACAACTCTTCTATGCGAGATACCGTTGCATCGAGAATGCTGGCGATATCTTTTGGACCACTACCGCTCTTTTGTCGTTTTTCAGCTATTTCAAAAACGCGGCGCTCGGCCATATCCAGCAATTCATTGCTGCCCCTGCCATCCTGCGCATATCCAGCTTCGGCTATTTCATTTGCGACGGAAATCATTTCACGAACAACCGCGCGTTCACGAACGATATCCGCATAAGCACAAATATTTGCCGCGCTGGGCGTGTTCTTTGACATCTCCGCAAGGTACGCAAAACCACCGGCGCGTTCTAATTTACCGTTCTGTTCAAGTGCTTCAGCAAGTGTTATCAAATCAATCGGTTTGCCATGACTTAATAACCTCTCCATCTCACTGAAAATTTCACGATGAGCACTGGTATAAAAATCATCAGCAACTATACGATCTGCAACTTCATCCCAGCGGCAGTTATCAAGCATTAAGCCACCAAGTACAGCTTGTTCTGCACTAAGGGAATTTGGCATGGATTCAAGAGGGGATGCAGACATTAGCACTCCACCCAGGCGTGCTGAATGTCAGATATAATCGGCATACTCAAATCACTCCTAACGATATGAGTCATCACCAGAAAATCAGGATTAATGCGCCGGACTCTTCCCGGCTGTCACACCGAATCGCCAGGATGGTGAATCCCTTTACCCGAGAAACAACAAACGGTGGCTTGCACATTCCGGCTACCTGGTTCGTTGCCTGAGCTAGGGGCAAGGTTCCCCCCTTTTAACGTCACCAGACCGCTAACGACGCATGTGCCAGACGCCGTGTTACAACCAAATATGGTGGCCCCTACCGGACTTGAACCGGTGACCGTGCGATTATGAGTCGCCAGCTCTAACCACTGAGCTAAAGGGCCGGATTACTGCCAATTTTGCTTACGCTTTTATTTCACCGGAACAAACGGAACAGCGGCATTACTGGTCATATACTGCGGTAATGTACCGTTCCATTTGTTGATCGCTTCCAACTCCATAACACCGGGGTTCTGGCGCAGAGCTTCACCACGTAAACGAATGGCATCAGCTTCGGCCTGGGCTTTTGTGCGAATAGCATCAGCCTGTCCGGCAGCTTCCGCGCGCAGCATGTTGGCCTCTGCTTCACGTTGTTTGACCTCTTGCTCGCGTTGCAGGGTTTTTTGGTTTGCCGTGACTTTGGCGTTAATACTGTCAATAACTGTTGGCGGGTATTCTGGCTTACCTACATAAGAGAGGCTCATCACCTGAATGCCGATTGGCGTCATTTCTTCCTGAATGTCTTTAAGGGCTGCATCAAGCAATTCAGATTTGCCACCGTCGATAAATTTGTCGGTGGTCATTTTGCTGGCTAACCGGTTCAGAGCATCTGCAACCTTCTGGCGTAGATCGGTATCAGTAATATCATCTACACCTTTGCGATAGGTCTGAAATACCGTTGTGACTTTTGCTGGATCAACCTTGTAGGCTACGCCGATGTGGTAACCAATGGTTGTTCCGTCGCTCATCTGGAAGCTGAACGGCTCATCGTATGTCTTCATTTGCTTAAAGGTCGGGAAGATATAAACTTCAGTATTCAAGCCTGTCCAGTAGCGACCAACGCCAACTACTTCACCGATACCTTTATCATCCCCCAGCTTATTTACTTTGATCCCTACGTTACCTGGCTCTACCCGATCGCATCCGGTCAGGCATAAAGAACCCAAAATAATCGCTGCACTAATCAACGTTTTTTTCATTAATTAATTTCCTGGTTTTTTCACGAAAAAAGACTACTGCGAAAGCCGGGTAAATGAGCGCAAGAAGGACTCCCAACAATACAAGTATTGTGCTGTTAGATGAGATCATATTTGGCAAAAGCCAAACATACAGAACCAGTGACACAATCAAACAGAGGACGGCATAAATATATAACCGCACCCATAGCGTTCGACATTTGTTCGGATTGTTCTGCATCCTCTCACTCCATTATTTAACGAATAAAAAAGCTGCGGTGCTGGGTGCCTCCCGGTGTCCTTTGGCTGGTTATCCACCGTGGACGGGGAAACAAGGAGAAATGAATGGACTGATATAACCATTTCCCCGCGTGCGCTTAGCCGCATTCACCGCAACGGAAAGAGCATTCTTGGTGGACCTGTAGATTGGGATATGAACCCGTTACAGGAGAATGCTCTTACCTGTTGCGTACTCCGTTTCATGGAGTTAACGGCGGACTAACCATCCGCCCCAAATTTATAATTAGCTGCTTGCTGACGGATAGTTTTTGGTTAATTGGACCAAGCGAGCATCAAGAGCTTTTCGATAATCAATCATGCTTCCGAGCTGAATTTCCAAATCCAACTGCTTGCACTGGTCTATAGTGAGGAATTTATCTGTTCCAATGAATCGAACAAGCTTATTTATGCGCTGGCATAGCTGAGCACGTTCGATAATCATTCGCTTGTGGTATTCCTCCAAGCCGTCAATTTTGCCCAACGGAGCTGCTATTTCATTAAATTCACGAAGTGGTATTTTGAGTTCGTTACCGAACACATCTACAACATCAATTTCAGATGCATCTTCTTTCGAAACTTTATCGACCTGATAACTGGTGCTAACCACTAAAGAAATAACAAACTGCTCTTTCTGCATAATTACCGTTCTCGCACTCATGGGTGACAGTTTCTAAATAAATTGTGATGGTCGGTGCTGAACTCCGACACAGGGTTGTAGCAAGCCCCGCAAAGCGCGCACTACTGTAGTTGCGGCACATCAGCCTGTGCATTCACCACAACGTTGAGAACACTGGTTGTCACGCTGCAACGCAACATTTATTCGTAGATTGGGATATGACCCCGTTACGCCAGTGTTCTCAACGTTGTAGTGCCGGTTACGGTTCCGGCCAGGCCTCTTCCTCAACGGGGTGTTCTCCATACGGACTACCGTTTATTGGTCGTTCCTGCGGTTTATGTTGTGAAGCCAGATGCTTATCTTCTGGTTGCTTCTAAGAGCTGCACTTCATCACAACGGTAAGGGTACTTCGTAGGGATTCGAACCCTCTGCCAAGCACGGCGATCTCCGACGTCGCAAAATACCCTTACCTGTTGTGTTGGTGCCGGTTAACGGACTCGAACCGCTGACATCCTGCTTACAAGGCAGGCGCTCTACCAACTGAGCTAAACCGGCATTGGCGATGGTGGATGGATTTGAACCATCGACCCGTTGATTAACAGTCAACCGCTCTAACCGCTGAGCTACACCATCACTTGCCGGGTACGTCTCCGGCGAGGGCTTCCACCTCCGTATGCTTTTCGGCGCACCGCGCCCTGGCTGCAATTCGGTAACAGGGGATGCATAACCCTGGCTTCCAGCGTGATTAGCGCTTTCAGCATGACGGGATATACCCGTAAATTCGTGGAACTGTACCCAAAGTGCTGTTAAGCACCGCTGTTACGCTGAAAAGAAGACGCAACAGGAAAGGACGCTGACCAACAGATGGCCCCTTCTCGTTCATCTGGTTAATCACACCAGCGCCCTTACCTGTTGTGCCTCCCCGTTCCCTAATACACAGACGGGGACACTCTGCGGTCGATTTTTTGACGGGGGACGACTCATACCCCGTGGCGTCTGGCTTCTTAGGCCGCTACCATCATCAGATCATCGTTTGCATTTACTTTAATGGTCAGTTTCTAAACCGCCGCAAAGTCGCTAACCATGACGAAAACCCTGAAAAAAACGCCCACCCGAAGATGGGCAAACTGGAAGCTCGTAACGCACTTCGGCGTTGCCACTTAGGCGCATGGTCAACCTGGCAACTCGGTGGTTTGTCTGGGAGGACTAGGCCCAGCCATGCTTACCGCCGCGCCTGTCGCGGCTAACAGCTAAATCGCTCTATAAATCACGATTCATTGAGACGATATTACACTAATAAATTTATTAGAGCAATATGCCTAAGACGTCATGAGCAACACCTCGAGTGTCCCCCTTACAAGACACAGAACGTCTGGCAAAAAGAGGTTCCACTCTGAAGCCATTGTCATGATAAAGCTCTCTGATGTTTGGCGCGCCACTGTTAGTAATGAGAACCTTTGCACCTCGGCGATGAGCATCCGTCAACAGAGACACCAGGCGTTTTTGCTCTTCAAACTTAAAGTCATGACCGGAATAGTTCGTGAATCCCTCTGTATTTGGAAGCGGTTCATACGGCGGATCACAGAAGATGACATCTCCTTCTCCGGCAGCTTCAATCACCGCAGCAAAATCACCACATACAAACTCAGAACGCCCTTCCGCACCGAGGAAGGCTTCCATCTCCTGTAATGGGAAATACGGAGTTTTATACTTCCCATAACCGACATTGAACTCACCGGCCTGGTTGTAACGCGTCAATCCGTTAAAACAATGTCGGTTCAGGAACAAAAACGCCGCTGCGCGATGTAAATCATCATAGACTTGTTTGTTAAACGCATTCCGTACTGCCAGGTATCCTTCCTGTGTGTTGTAGTCCTGGAAAAACCGATGCGCCAGTGTGATAAGTGAATGCGCCTCGCGTTGCAGAGTCTTGTAAAAGTTAATCAGGTCAGCATTCACATCATTTAGCAGATTTTCCTGGTATCCGGCATTCGTGAAGACAGCTCCGCCACCGACAAAAGGTTCGATCAGGCGCTTCCCTTCTGGCAAATAGCGAAAGATTTGTTCCAGAACACCAAATTTTCCACCAGCCCATTTGAATATGGACCGTTCGAATTCTGCCGCTGGTTTAACTTTTCGCTCTTTTGTTTCACTTCCTTCTTTCTGCCGACATACGGCCTTAGTAATCCGATCGCCAATCCAGCGCATTACTGGTATTGCCATACTATTGCCGATCGCTTTGTAACGCGGTCCGTCAGCTGCAAGCATCGCGGCCTCTTCTTCGCTTAAATCTGGATAGTGATTGCGAAGATATGCCAGTTCATCTGAATTAACTTTTTTACGCTTTTCCGTCGGGATCAACGTATGCCCATCAGGAAAACCTTGCAGCCTTTCACATTCGACAGGGGTAAGACGGCGGACAGCTACTTCTGCGTTTCTTACTTCATAGCAAACAGCTGTTGGATTTTTAGCCATCAGAGATGGTGAAGTATTCTTAGTTGCAGCATGTTGTGTACCGCTCATACGCTCAGGAAAAGCCAATGTAACAAGATGCTCATGGCTTTCTTGCTCACGTGCCCGCAATGTACCATGCCCTTCTGACCAAAAACCTGCTCCTGTGCTGCTAAAAACGGCAAGGTCAGTGGCATCTTTAAAATCTCTTGCCTTTACTGTCGATGCGGTTTCATCGTCAATATATTCCCCAAATGCTGCCATCCTGAAAGCGTTTACGGCTTTCGTCGATTTCATACCGGGTGGCATGTCAGCGTGTAGGCATGGATTTAGGCTTTCGCCACTGATTGCAGCGCCATTTGCAATAATGGCGGAAGCGATTTCCTTCTTTTTTCGGCTCGGCGCAATATTCCGGCGCACGCCTTCGAACTCAAAAAGTACCGTTGCGGGATCGAGGTCTGTTCGAGCACTTGCGACAACAAACACGCGTCGGCGTCGTTGTGCCACTCCGAAGTATTGGGCATCAAGGATTCTCCAGGCCACCTTTCGCTGCGGTCCATAAATACAACCACACTGCGGCCACTTTGGAGCATGGCAACCGGTTTTGCCATCCCACCGCCAGAACGCGTTACTTTTTCCTGATTCAGGTCGATCACCTGGTTCAAATGGCGCATCTTCTCCAGCCAATCCGGCAAGGAAACATCCGAAGGCGTTATCTGCCGATGACAGGACTCCTGGGACATTTTCCCAGACGATAACTGTCGGTTTGAGAAATGACTCAGCCCGTTTGTCGTCAATTGCATTTGCAAGCTCCACATACTTTAAAGTTAGCGCGCCACGCTCATCATCAAGCCCACCACGTAATCCAGCGATACTGAATGCCTGACAAGGTGTTCCCCCGACGAGCACATCAGGGGATTCGATTTCCCCAGCCAGGACTTTTTTGGCAAGTTTTGTCATGTCGCCAAGGTTGGCGACATGGGGCCAGCGGTGCGCAAGAACGGCAGATGGAAAAGGCTCGATTTCAGCAAACCACGCCGGACGCATACCCAACGGTTCCCAGGCAATACTCGCGGCTTCAATTCCACTGCAAACAGATCCATAGCACAGCTCTTTCACTGCTTAGCCTCTCCACCAAGGGCATTTACCAGAGCATCAACCAGGCACGAAATTTCACTGGTCAACAGGAAGAAATCTGCGTCCAGTCGCTGCGCTACATCTTCACTATCAATATCAGAGTTCTGATCAAGCAATTCATCCGCAAATTTGACGCTGGTAAGGCTGAAGTTATGGTCCAGTGTAAATTTAATGCGGTTCTGCCAGTCGAGTGCCAACTTAGTGACGAGCTTGCCAGCTTCCAGGTGTGTGGAAATTTCATCGCTTCCCAAATCCTGCTTTTTCACTCGGGCAATACCGCCATCCTCAAGCACTGCCTTAAGTTCTGCCGCATCCCCCATTTGAAATCCCTGTGGAGCACTACCATCACGTACCCAGTCGGTCAGCGTTAATTCAATGGGATTTTCAACACTCAGGGGAACAACAGGAAGAGAACCCAGAGACTTACGCATAAGCGCGAGCATATCCTCTGCCTGCCGCGCGCTGGCATTGATATAGATACGTTTAGTTGAACCGTCGTAGATCGCCTGGATAACAGAAAACTTTGAAAAAGCCCGTGGCAGAAGAGAATGCAGAACTTCGTCTTTCAGGGAGTCCTTCTCTGTTTTCTTCAGTTTACGCGCTTGTTCTTGCTCAAGTTTTTCAATTTTTTCTTGAATAGCTCGCTGGATAACCGGCGGGGGAAGAATTTTTGTTTCGCGCTTTGCTTCAACAAGGATAAAACCATTTCCATGCATAGCGATAACTTCGGAATTATCACCAAATGGAGATACAAAACCGAACTTGGCCATATCCTGACTACCGCATGGCGTGAAAAGGATCATTTTCTTTTTATCTTCTAAGTCGGTCAGATCCGCCTCACGAGAAAGTTTATAAATAGTAATGTTTTTCCAGTGCTTAAACATGTTGTAACCCTTGAATATCAACCACAGAAAGCTCGTCTTTGTAGAAAAAGGCCAGGTTGTGGCACCCCCTCGTTTGAGCGTATGAGCTGGGACCAATTTCGTTCTTCCAGACAAATGGCTTCAAATCCGTACGGCGAAGCATAAAAACGCGATTTGTTCCGCTCTGATTCCCAATGAGGCAAAAGCCTTCTTTCACCTTGATAGCCTGCAAGTTGTCGAGTTCACCGCTGGTTACACGGCTATCGAACTCTTTGCGGCTTATTAGCTCCATCTGCATCTGACGACTCCAAACAAATGCCCATTGAAGGGCGATGGCTGAATGGTACCGAAAATACGACATAAAAAACAATATTTATTAGAGCAATTTTGCAATAGTTGAACTCCATGTAGACCACAAACAACCTGAGTTAAAATAACGAAAATCAGAGCAAATAATTGGTGATGACGTGGCAAGTATTGCAACAAAAGACAGCATTTGTTCGGGGCACGGAGGATTCCCATCCAGGCCTCCTGTAGAGAGTGAACCACTACTTAAAGTCAACGGAGTCGAAGTGTTAGTTGATGGTAAGCAATATGCACAGCATACCGATGGAAACAGTACGCACGGTGGGCAAGCTATATCAACCAGGGCATGGTTTACCGTCAATGGTAAAGGGATCGTATGCGTTGGTGACCCTGTTTCATGCGGATCTACCGTAGCGTCCGGAGACGGCCTGGTTCAGGTAAGTTAGGAGATATCATGCTGGAAAAAGTCTACCAGTTATCCGCATATAAAAAATTGGCCGCCGCCGGTGGGATGAAAACACCTGGTGCCATAACATCGGCACGAAACAGTGCTAACACAGCAAAACTGCTTGCAGAAGAATTGACCGGATTAATTCTGGATACAATTGTCTATCCCGACACTATTACCAGCTATGTTTCAACGATCAGAACAACCGCAACCGGTTTAACGAATATTGGAGGGCTGGCAACTCAGCACGCGGACCTGTTGGCTGGTTATGCTGATCTGTCAATGCTCCTTCAACTCGATATTGGTTGGGATGTTTACTGTCGTGCTAATGAGCGAGAAGTTTCAGAACTGCCGATCTCTATTGCCATTGGTGACGCGACTACAACGAAATCGCTTGAGGACGCTGTAAATGCGCTTAATGCGTCGAGTTTAGTCGCTGCTATGGGGGACGTTAACCAGACCCTTAACACAGGCTCAGGAAGCTCGTCAGGCTCTGATTCAGGTGGCGGCGCAGTCACTCCCCCACCAGCACTGACAGAACAACAAGTTGAAGCACTGAAGGAAGCTACTGAACAATTTGGTGCTTTTTTCGACCAGACAACAGTACCGGTAGCAGCATTGCAACAGCAGTATGAACGAGCGAAGGAAAGCGCCAGCGTAGCCATAACTGCTTATAACCATGCTATCGGAACCGCGCTGGCGGAAGCATCAGCAAATAAGGCCAGCACCGCCAGCGCAGTCGCAGCTTTGGTTCCTGATTCTGTTCTTGATGAATTAAACAAGGCGACACTTTAACAAAGGACTTCACAGATAATTTTTCTTCAGGAGGAAGAAATGTCGTTTTTTTCAACGTTAAAAACAGCTTTGTCTTTGAAGGAGAAACTTGCTGTTACTGGTGTTCTTGTCCTGATTTGCGCACTTGTTGGTGCTGGGTTTGCATGGGAACGTTATCAGTTAAAGCAAGCCTTGGAAAAAATTGGCAGCCTTGATCAGGCTGTTAAGGAGCGCGATAAGTCAATCATTGATCTTAACCAGACCATTGAGACGATGAATAAAGCGGATCAACATTTTCACAGCCAGGAAGTGAAAAATGAATCAGAACAAGCGAAGTATGCAGACAGACAAATGGAACGAAAAGCTGAAGTTCAGAAACAACTGGTTGCGTCGGGTAGTGTTCGCCAGCGCATTCCTGTTGACACTCAGCGGTTGCTCCGGGAGTCGATCAGCGAATTTAACGCCGACGCCGACAAAGGTTAATCACCCTGCCCCCAAAAGTGCATTTATGTGCAGGATGCCAGAGTTTAGCAGTGAATATTTTGATGATCTGCCAGCCTATATCCTTGATACAGAAACGATGCTGATGGGGATTAACAGGAAGAATCGCAACGTTAATGATTACAACCGCGCTATCAGCGGTAACTAAAAGGGATTTTTATGTCTGATAAAGTAACAGTAAAGCAAACTATCAACAAAGCGACTTCAATCTACAAAATTGAGCAAATCACTGTTGGCAAGCCAGGATCTGAACAATACCGTCGTGCTTTCGAGCTTGCCGATCAGCTTGGTTTAAAACACCCGGATTGCATTGAGCATGTATTTCCGACCTATGCTGATGAGCAATGTACTCATGTTCTTACCGAAGAGGATTTTTTCTGCACTGAAGAACGAGAAGGAGTTGATCGCTGCATTGGTGTGATTTGCTCTTCAGTGAGTTATGAGTTATTCCCTAATGTCCATGAAGATGGTGGTGTTGGATACCAATTCCTGTACGAAGGCGATGAGCTTAAATGTTATGAACATGGTCTTCTTATCGAGAGCGTAGAATAATACGGCTTCCTTCCAACCGGCTTTATTGGCCGGTTTATTCAACTTATCCACAGCATAGATCCAATAAACAGATCCTAAAGAGAACCTAGGAAGATCCAAAGAAGATCCCGGATCGCTGTAAGCCGCGCCATTTCTGGCCTGAAATGGGATCAACATTGACTATACGCGATTTTATGTTGACTGTGCACGATTTATTGTTGACTGCACGCGATTTATTGTTGACTATACGCGACAGAAACATTGACTGTACGCGATTTTAGAGCCTGACTATTCACAGTTGTTGATAACTGCAATCCAGATGACGCCAGGCCGCGCCACATATGGAGAAACCACGATGCCGGAAGAAAATAAAGGCTTCCTTAGCGTTGAAGAAGTTGCAGGAAATACAGGAGAAATCCACAGCCTGAAACCCAATAACAATAGCACTATACAACCAATCGCTTTGTTGCGCTTAGGTGTGTTTGTGCCAACCTTAAAATCTACCAATGTGGCACTACGTCGCGGATCGTCAGTTACTACAAACACAACGAACGCAACCGAAGAACTATCAAGCCTCAAAATTGTTGAGCAGGAAGGCTATGAGGGAATTGAAATACATGGTCCACGCCTGGATATGGATACTGATTTTAAGGTGTGGGTGGGCATAACCTCCGCGTTGTTTGACTACGCACCTGATGATGACGGCATAATCACCCTGCCATTCTCCGAGTTTGCCGATCGATGCGGCTATCCACGTAAGCGCCTTTCAAAGGCGTTCCGTAAAAGTATTGATGACTCTCTGACACGCATTCAGCAGACAGTTGTCAAATTCCGCTTCCCGGCGGCAAAAGGTCATCTCAATAACATTAACGTCAACTTGTTGGCATATAGCAGCCTGAATACCGAGCTTGATGTTATCGAGATCCAGCCGCAGAAACAGCTATCTGAACTTTACTATGTTGACTATAAGCGAATCCTGAAGCTGAAGATGCTGGATAAGCTCGGGCGCAAAGAGACGGCCAAGGTGCTGTATACATTCTTTGAGGCTCTACCCGCCAACCCGGCACCTGTCAGCATTGAGCGCCTTAGAGCAAGGCTTAATCTCAAATCATCCGTTAGCGTGCAAAATAGCGTTATCAGAAAAGCTATGAAAGATTTGGAAGCTATTGAATATCTTAAATTTTCAGAGATAAAAAACGGCAGGAAAATCGGCTTCCAGATCCATAAGCGCAATCCATAATATTGACTATATGCGATAGCGAGAAGTTGACTATAGGCGACATTCGTTGACGCTGGTGGATTTTTGCTGGCGTCAATATTCTGCAAGTCGCTATTGAGATGGCTTTTAGGGTCATTTCATCGCGTATAGTCAACGTTTCTCCCGACAATATCTTACATAGTCGATTTTTGGTGGAGTTAAATCGACTACAGTCAACTTTTGACTGTAGTCACATCGCGCATAGTCAACTATTCACATTAACTTTCGCGCATAGTCAACATTTGCGCGGTTCTCATCAAGCAGTGGTATTGATATGCAAGAAGAGAAACAACACTACCTCTACGTTCTGGTGCCGGAGAACGGAGATACTTTTAAAATCGGCATTTCATGTGGTCCATTGGCACGGTTTAAAGGGCTACAAGTGAGTCCCGATTTTGCGCTTTCACGGGTCTATCGTGGTACGCGTTTGGCAATGGTTAATCTTGAGCGGGCTTTACACGCAACCTTTTTCCCCTGGAATGCGCCGTGGGAGAAAAGCGCCGGTGGCGGGCATACTGAATGGTTTACACGAGAGTGTCTTGATAAGGTTTTGGCTCATATCGAATACCTAAATGATATGTGGGGAGGGATTCTTGAGCGGATTAAGTCGAATGATTTACTTCAGCGTCCAGTAGATGCTGCTCGCTCTTTCGAAAAAGAACTGGATGTTACTTCTATCGTGACTTTCAAAGATGACGCAGGAATGAGGGATGTGGCTTATGTCTCCATATCTGGCTATGAACCTGACGCGATCCGCGCTCAATGTGAATTGCTGAAAGCGATGTTTACGCTTCGGACTAAATATTCCTGGGAGACTGGGCGGGTGTGCTTCCCTATGGAAGAGTTAACTGCCACCATTGATTCCCAGCTTTACCACGATAATCCAGAGAAGTTTTTTAGCCTTTTATCCGGTAATGGACTTAACTGTGTGTCCGGGCTGGGGCGAAGTAGAATCCAACATTCCTCGCTCTTTGGTCCCTTCTTTTACGATCGACACGGGTACTTTGAGGCTGAACTTCCGGCGCTTACGCGTGCTATATATACTATCGATTTCGAACGATTATTCGCAGCTCTTAACAAATAACACTGATGCCCCTGAACGGGGCTTTTTTGTGCCCGCCTTGCAACTCTCAATCGTGAAAAATGAATCAAACATGCAGAGAATGCTATGTACAAGCATCTGCGCATACATTATTATTTTATGCAGCATTTTTAATTAAATTCAAAAATACAGCATAAAGGATGACTTTCGATGAGTGATTCCAGCCAGCTTCACAAGGTTGCTCAAAGAGCAAACAGAATGCTCAATGTTCTGACTGAACAAGTACAGTTGCAAAAGGATGAGCTACACGCGAACGAGTTTTACCAGGTCTATGCGAAAGCGGCACTGGCAAAATTGCCTCTACTGACTCGAGCGAACGTTGACTATGCTGTAAGTGAAATGGAAGAAAAGGGTTATGTTTTCGATAAGCGCCCTGCTGGCTCTTCAATGAAATATGCGATGTCAATTCAGAACATCATTGACATATATGAACATCGCGGAGTGCCAAAATACCGGGATCGCTACAGCGAAGCGTATGTGATTTTCATCTCCAATCTTAAAGGCGGTGTGTCAAAAACTGTATCGACGGTTTCTCTGGCGCATGCAATGCGTGCTCACCCTCATCTTCTGATGGAAGATTTAAGGATTCTGGTTATTGACCTTGATCCGCAATCTTCAGCAACGATGTTTTTAAGCCATAAACACTCTATTGGTATCGTAAACGCAACATCTGCACAGGCTATGTTGCAGAATGTAAGCCGTGAAGAGCTGTTAGAGGAGTTTATTGTTCCTTCTGTTGTACCTGGGGTTGACGTTATGCCTGCGTCGATTGACGATGCCTTTATTGCATCCGATTGGAGAGAGCTGTGCAATGAGCATCTACCGGGTCAGAACATCCATGCTGTCCTGAAAGAAAATGTGATTGATAAGCTGAAGAGCGATTATGATTTTATCCTCGTTGATAGTGGTCCTCACCTTGACGCCTTCCTGAAAAATGCTTTGGCCTCGGCCAATATACTGTTTACACCTCTGCCGCCAGCAACTGTCGATTTCCACTCATCGCTTAAATACGTTGCCCGCCTTCCTGAGTTGGTGAAACTCATTTCGGATGAAGGCTGCGAGTGCCAGCTTGCGACTAACATTGGTTTTATGTCCAAGTTGAGTAACAAGGCAGATCATAAGTATTGCCATAGCCTGGCTAAAGAAGTGTTCGGTGGGGATATGCTCGATGTCGTCCTCCCTCGCCTTGACGGTTTTGAACGTTGCGGCGAGTCTTTTGACACTGTTATTTCAGCTAACCCGGCAACGTATGTTGGTAGTGCTGATGCATTGAAGAACGCGCGAATTGCCGCGGAAGATTTTGCTAAAGCAGTTTTTGACCGTATTGAATTTATCAGATCTAACTGAGGAGTAAGAAACCCCCATGTCAAAGAAAAACAGACCAACAATTGGGCGAACCCTTAATCCTTCAATATTAAGCGGATTTGATAGTTCTTCAGCCTCTGGCGATCGAGTCGAGCAGGTATTCAAGTTATCAACTGGTCGCCAGGCCACATTTATTGAAGAGGTAATACCTCCGAACCAGGTAGAAAGCGATACCTTTGTTGATCAGCATAACAACGGGCGTGACCAGGCATCTCTTACGCCAAAATCATTAAAAAGTATCCGAAGCACTATTAAGCATCAGCAATTTTACCCTGCAATAGGTGTTAGACGGGCAACAGGGAAAATTGAAATTTTGGATGGTTCCCGGCGTCGAGCTTCTGCCATCTTAGAGAACGTAGGGTTGCGGGTTTTAGTCACGGACCAGGAGATCAGCGTTCAGGAAGCGCAAAATTTAGCGAAAGACGTTCAGACAGCATTGCAGCACAGCATTCGAGAAATAGGTCTGCGTTTGATGCGAATGAAAAATGATGGGATGAGTCAGAAGGATATTGCAGCCAAAGAAGGGCTGTCTCAGGCGAAGGTCACGCGTGCTCTCCAGGCAGCGAGTGCTCCGGAAGAATTAGTCGCCCTTTTCCCTGTGCAGTCGGAATTAACCTTTTCGGACTACAAAACGCTTTGTGCTGTTGGCGACGAAATGGGGAACAAGAATTTAGAGTTTGATCAGCTTATTCAAAATATATCCCCGGAAATAAACGACATCTTATCCATTGAAGAAATGGCCGAAGATGAAGTTAAAAATAAAATCCTGCGCTTGATAACAAAGGAAGCCTCACTACTCACGGATAAAGGTTCTAAAGATAAGTCCGTAGTTACTGAATTATGGAAATTTGAGGACAAGGATCGCTTTGCAAGGAAGCGCGTGAAAGGCCGTGCATTTTCTTATGAGTTTAATCGACTTTCAAAAGAGCTACAGGAAGAACTCGACAGGATGATTGGGCATATCCTTAGAAAGAGCCTCGATAAAAAGCCGAAGCCTTAAACTTTCGCCATTCAAATTTCACTATTAAACTACTGTTTTTAAAGTAAATCCCTCTAAAATTTCAAGGTGAAATCGCCACGATTTCACCTTGGATTTTACCTTCCTCCCCTACTCCCGAAAAAAATAAAAAAATTGCTTGTCACGAGAAAGTCAACAAGTGACTTTCAATAAAATCTCTTCCGAAAAGGGATTCACACAAGTGCCTTGTGTTTAAGGAAGAGTAAATTGAGTAACTTACGCGAATACCAGAATCGTATTGCAGATATCGCAAAACGCTCTAAAGCTGTGCTTGGCTGGGCAAGCACTGCGCAGTTCGGTACTGATAACCAATTCATTAAAGATGATGCCGCGCGTGCCGCATCTATCCTTGAAGCTGCACGTAAAGACCCGGTTTTTGCGGGTATCTCTGATAATGCCACCGCTCAAATCGCTACAGCGTGGGCAAGTTCACTGGCTGACTACGCCGCAGCACATAAATCTATGCCGCGTCCGGAAATTCTGGCCTCCTGCCACCAGACGCTGGAAAACTGCCTGATTGAGTCCACCCGCAATAGCATGGATGCCACTAATAAAGCGATGCTGGAATCCGTCGCAGCAGAGATGATGAGCGTTTCTGACGGTGTTATGCGTCTGCCTTTATTCCTCGCGATGATCCTGCCTGTTCAGTTGGGGGCAGCTACCGCTGATGCGTGTACCTTCATTCCGGTTACGCGTGACCAGTCCGACATCTATGAAGTCTTTAACGTGGCAGGTTCCTCTTTTGGTTCTTATGCTGCTGGTGATGTTCTGGACATGCAATCCGTCGGTGTGTACAGCCAGTTACGCCGCCGCTATGTGCTGGTGGCAAGCTCCGATGGCACCAGCAAAACCGCAACCTTCAAGATGGAAGACTTCGAAGGCCAGAATGTACCAATCCGAAAAGGTCGCACTAACATCTACGTTAACCGTATTAAGTCTGTTGTTGATAACGGTTCCGGCAGCCTACTTCACTCGTTTACTAATGCTGCTGGTGAGCAAATCACTGTTACTTGCTCTCTGAACTACAACATTGGTCAGATTGCCCTGTCGTTCTCCAAAGCGCCGGATAAAGGCACTGAGATCGCAATTGAGACGGAAATCAATATTGAAGCCGCTCCTGAGCTGATCCCGCTGATCAACCACGAAATGAAGAAATACACCCTGTTCCCAAGCCAGTTCGTTATCGCGGCTGAGCACACGGTACAGGCGGCGTATGAAGCACAGCGTGAATTTGGTCTGGACCTGGGTTCCCTACAGTTCCGCACCCTGAAAGAATACCTGTCCCATGAACAGGATATGTTGCGTCTCCGCATCATGATCTGGCGTACTCTTGCGACCGACACCTTTGACATCGCTCTGCCGGTTAACCAGTCCTTTGATGTATGGGCAACCATCATTCGTGGCAAATTCCAGACTGTATATCGCGACATTATTGAGCGCGTTAAATCTTCTGGTGCGATGGGGATGTTTGCTGGCGCTGATGCAGCATCTTTCTTCAAACAGTTGCCGAAGGATTTCTTCCAGCCAGCCGAAGACTATATCCAGACTCCGTATGTTCACTACATCGGTACCCTGTTCGGTAACGTGAAAGTGTACGAAGTACCTGCTGGTATTTGTAAGAACTTAACGACAGAGAACATTCAGTTCAGCTCGATGGATGTGCTGTGCTACGTCCGTGATGAAAATCCGGGTAAAGCAGGCTTCGTGACTGGTGATGCTGTCCCGGCCATCCCGTTCCAGCATCCGACCACTCCGGCGCTGGTCAACCGTACCACGCTGTGGGGTTCGGCTATCAACGATATGCACCCACGCAACGGCGCTGATTACTTCACTCGTGTAACGCTGACAATGGCCAAAAAAGGCGGGCTTAACTTTATAAGCGGCGACACGATTGATGCCGGTGACTCTGAGTAATCAGGGGAAGTTCTCCGTTTAACATAGCGCCCCCGTGCGGGGCGCATAACAGGGAAAGTTATGTCTCAATATTCAATTCAACAGTCATTAGGTAATGCATCCGGCGTCGCTGTTAGCCCGATCAATGCCGATGCGACGTTATCTACCGGTGTTGCATTAAATAGCAGCTTGTGGGCTGGTATTGGCGTATTTGCGCGTGGCAAGCCGTTTACTGTTCTTGCGGTTACTGAGTCCAATTACGAAGATGTTCTCGGCGAACCGCTGAAGCCGTCTTCCGGCTCACAGTTCGAACCAATTCGCCACGTATACGAAGCTATTCAGCAAACGTCAGGTTATGTTGTTCGTGCTGTTCCGGATGATGCGAAGTTCCCGATTATTATGTTCGATGAATCAGGCGAACCGGCTTACAGTGCGTTGCCATACGGTTCTGAAATTGAACTTGATAGTGGCGAAGCCTTTGCTATCTACGTTGATGATGGTGATCCGTGTATTTCACCTACCCGTGAGTTAACCATCGAAACGGCAACAGCGGACAGCGCGGGTAATGAACGCTTCCTCTTAAAACTGACCCAGACGACTTCGCTCGGCGTGGTAACGACCCTGGAGACACACACTGTGTCTTTGGCGGAAGAAGCGAAAGATGACATGGGCCGCTTGTGTTATCTGCCTACGGCTCTGGAAGCCCGTTCTAAATATCTGCGCGCGGTTGTTAATGAAGAGCTGATTTCGACGGCGAAAGTAACAAATAAAAAATCGCTGGCGTTCACTGGCGGTACCAACGGCGATCAGTCGAACATTTCCACTGCTGCTTACCTGCGTGCGGTGAAAGTGCTGAACAATGCGCCGTACATGTACACCGCTGTTCTCGGCCTGGGCTGCTATGACAATGCGGCTATCACCGCATTAGGTAAAATCTGTGCAGATCGCCTGATTGATGGCTTCTTTGATGTCAAACCGACATTGACGTATACGGAAGCGCTCTCTGCTGTTGAAGATACCGGTTTACTTGGTACCGATTATGTAAGCTGTGCTGTCTATCACTTCCCGTTCTCCTGCAAAGACAAATGGACCCAATCCCGTGTGGTCTTCGGTCTGTCTGGCGCGGCGTATGCGGCGAAAGCTCGTGGCGTCAAGAAAAACTCTGATGTCGGCGGTTGGCATTACTCACCGGCTGGTGAAGAACGTGCCGTCATTGCTCGTGCGTCAATTCAACCGCTGTATCCGGAAGATACCCCGGACGAAGAAGCAATGGTTAAGGGCCGCCTCAATAAAGTATCTGTTGGCACCTCTGGCCAGATGATCATCGACGATGCTTTAACTTGCTGCACGCAGGATAACTATCTGCACTTCCAGCACGTCCCATCCCTGATGAATGCAATCAGCCGTTTCTTTGTCCAGTTAGCCCGCCAGATGAAGCATAGCCCTGACGGTATTACTGCCGCTGGTCTGACTAAAGGGATGACCAAACTTTTGGATCGCTTTGTCGCCTCCGGCGCTCTGGTGGCTCCTCGTGATCCTGATGCTGACGGTACAGAACCGTATGTGCTGAAAGTTACGCAGGCGGAATTCGATAAATGGGAAGTAGTCTGGGCCTGCTGCCCGACTGGCGTAGCCCGTCGTATCCAGGGCGTACCGCTGCTTATTAAGTAAGGGAATACAATGAGCAAAAACTTTTTTCAATCCGGGGCATTTTTGGGGAATGGACTGTCCCGTTTCGCTTTGAACTCTGATCCTGTGCAGCTGATGGAGTCTGCCCGAGCAAGCGCCGAACCGCCAACAGATCCGGTTATTAATAATAATCCGGAACCGGCGGCACAGACTAACGATAACGTTCCATCTGCCCCGGCTCCTGAGCAAATCCTGGAAGGGAAAGACGGTAAAGAATGGACCGTCGAACAGGCGCACCAGATGATTCTGGAAGCTGCAAATCGAAGTGCTATGCAGAATGCGTTGAGTGATGCGGCCGACGCCGTTTTCGCCTGGGCTGATAGCGGTGATCTGACTTTCGACTCCCTTGATGGTTTCGTTCAGGCTATCGCTGGTATCTCTGATGACGACGACTCCGAAGTTACAGAAGAACAGGACGATGCCTATAACGAAGCATGGGCAAATGTTGCTGACTTCCTCGCAGCATGCGGTGTAGATGATGACCTGATCGAAGCACTGGCTGACGATGAAGACGACGACGCAGCCGCTGATGTTGGTGCCTCTATCGCTGGTTTAGATAGCGACGACCGTGACGAACTGGAAGCGGCGTTTGTTGTTGCTGGCACTTCTGATGAAATGCTGACTGAAGCATTTAAGAAGGTTGTTCGTAACGGTGAGATCAAACTCATCCGTAAACGCCTGCGTAAAAAACGTCTGACTGCGGCTCAAAAATCGGCGCTGAAAAAAGCGCGTCGAAAAGCCCAGACCGGCGCGGCAAAACTTGCCCGCAAAAAGTCAATGAAACTGCGCCGTAAGCGCCTTGGCTAAAGGAGGAGGCCGGAGAACTCCGGCCTTTAACTTGAATGGCACCTATACCTTATGGGGTTTACAGCCAGGCTGACGGTGTATCGCCATATCTGAAAGTTACTTTAACGAACTCTCAGTACCAGGTTACCGGATATATCAGCCAGGGAGCGGCAATGAACATGGCCCAGAATTGGGAAGCGCCGTTTACCGGTATGTCCATGGGATCTGTTTCTGGTGCTCTGGGTGGTTTTGTGCAAGTAGGTACTGAAACAACATCGGTTGCCCGTTGGAATAGCTTAATGGTTTGGGAAGGGGGGACTCCGCCGACGTTCACGCTGCCTGTAACTTTCATTGCTTTGAACAATCCATTCATTGAAGTTTCAGGCGCTATCGCCGCGTTGACAGCCATGATTAGCCCGGAACTAAAAGCGGCCAATGTTGGTGGTCGAATCCCGGAGCGCGTGACGCTAAACATTGGTCGCCGGATCAACATCACCGATGTCGCCATCCAGGACTTAAGTTTTGATCTCGATGCGCCAAGGGACAGTAATGGATATTTCCTGAAAAACACCGTCAACCTCCAGTTGACCGGTTCTTCGATATATAACAGCTCCGATATTGTTCGGGCGTTCCAGTAAAAGGATTTTATATGGGGCACAATAACACTAAGGGAAACCGTAAATTTATTAAGGGCCGCTATACTGCCAACGCGGCCAAAGGTGAACGACTGGTATCTTCTGAATTCCAGCTCACTTTTGCTGGCCATGAAGATATCAGCGTACTGGTTCGCACGTCGCAAATCCCTGAAATGACCCGCGAGGATGTGGAGGACTATGGTCCGAATGGTGTGAAGTTCAACCAGCACGGTCCAATTCGAAACTCTGGGGAAATCCAGGTCCAGTGCGTGGAGACTATCGAAGGTGATATTCTTCAGTTCATTAAGGATCGCATTGCGGCGAAGGACTATGTTGATATCACGATGGCTGCGACCCCTGAATCCAAATCTTCCGGGGTTAACGCTGTGACAAAAGCTGCTACAACAATTGAAATGTTGGACTGCAAAATCTACAGTGATGCAATCGACTTTAGTACCGAAGATGTGACTGCCGCTGTGCGCCCGTCACTTCGTATCGTCTACAACTGGATTGATTGGGATTAAGAGTCATCCCTTGTATTTTAAAGCTCCTACGGGAGCTTTTTTTATAACTATTTTATATAAAAATGCATCGATAACATTGTCTGGAGTTTTATGTTAGATTATTAATGTTCTAATAAACTACAATTATTGAGGTAGATGTTTGTGCCTGTACTGTTAAAGGGGGACTCTAAAATGGCTGTGATTCCAATGTCGTACTCCCCGGGTACTGTCGCTCGTCGATTTTCGATCCTGGACGGAGTTACCATCCAGGGTGTGCTTTACCAGGTTATATGGGATTCCAAAACCCCATTTGCAGCTGTAATAGAGGCTGCGCCTTCTGTTATCGATGGTGATATGCGCCATAAGGTTGTCGCTACTCTTGAACTTCAACGTCGTCCGCAGCTTGAAGGCGTACTGGTAAGGAAGTTTTGGGAGGATAGCGATGTTGCCCAGATTGAAGGTATTGTGGTTGATGGAACTGTCCGGGATGTAGGTTTAGCTACTTTTGTTTACGAAACCGTAGCCTCAAAAGCTGGTGTTGTTTTGCTCAGTGATAATGAGCAATACGAAGGTGGAAAAGCTCTTTGGCAACACATCGCCCGTCGCTCTTCCGAGCTAAAAGTGTTTATCCTCGACACCGATGCCGCTCAGTATTACCCGTTTGACGGCGAACGTGTTTGCTATGACGGGGTAAGTATTCCTGAATCCGAGATATGGAGTGAACACCCAGATCGAAGTAAGCATGGGGTTGTTCTGGTCGCTGAATCCATAACTGGAAAGGCGGCATAGCAGTAAAAAATTCCTTACCCCTTAAAAGGGGAGAGGGTTAATCTACGTATGCTAAGCATAGATGTGGCCTCAGATTAATGTTAAGCGTCTTGCCGGACGCGTAATGTTATCTGGGGCTTTCTTCTGTTATTTGTTTGAGTGCTAGGTAGCAAAGAGAGCTAGTATTCATCAGGCAAATCTATCAATAAATAGCGTTAGTTTTTGTTGTGTGTATGTTTCTTTATTGTTATTGTGCTGTTTGTTTTTTAGGCGGCACAATTCCTATAATCTATAGAATAAAGGAAGTATATATGGCTGATGTACGCATTACTTGCATTACCCTCTCCGGCTCGCAATCAATCCATGAGCATATTACTCATGTGGGAAGTCCTCAATTTAATACTGGCAATGGGAAATGGACTGTTGAGCAGGTGATTAATGCTATTGATAATAATCTCCATACATTCTATGTAACAGATAATGCAGGTAATCGTGTAGAAGTTGGGGTCGTTAATCCTGGTAATGGTGGAAGGCAGTTTATTAGAACGTATGCAGACAATCGATGGAATAATAATTTACTATCGCTACCAATCTGTTAATGTAATTTTATAAAAAAGGCTGCAACCTCTGTTGCAGCCTTTTTTCAGCCATTATGACTGAGATAAGCCACTATAAACTCTGAACAAGACGTTCAATTGCTGCACCATATCTTTCTAATGGTTCATTATTGATTTGTGGCTCAGTGTCATGGATCTGATATCTGCCGGGTTTTATATCAAATAGAGGTCTTCCTAGATGGGAAGATACTATAGCTACGGAATGGTTATCTGGCACAGTAAACGTTTTTAAATTTCCGCCTTGGAACGCTGTTGGTTTATTCGTCCGCAGATTTTCAGCTCTATCCCTGATTTCGTCGAACATTGCCGAAAACGCTTTACTTGCTCGTTTGTCATACTCTGTCGAACGATTAAAAACTAGAGAATGAATGACAGGAACCGCTAGACCAAACTGTTGACACCGATCGTAAAAGTTAACAGAACGATAATCGTTTTGTACTCCAACGCCATAAACCAACTGGCTTAGGTTATCCACTGCTCGAGCCGAAGAACCATCACTTGAGCAAGGTATTATAATTGCATTTGCTGCTATCAGTGATAGTTCGGTATAGGCAGAGAAACTGGGGTTGCAATCAATAAAGCAAATGGTTTCTTCGATACCTTGTTGTTGTGCACATGCAACAAGCAAATCTCGTAGCCACAGGTGGATGCTTTTCCATGAGTCAACTGGTAAGTTTACGCTGCTTAACTGATTGATTACTTGCGCCTGAACTTCCAGGCTTGGGTCGCCTGCAATCAAAAATACATTGTCAGGGACATGCCCGTTAATTTCAGAGACATGAATTAAGAAACTTGTTTCTGAACCGGTAAGCATGTGGGGGCTGCGAGTTCTTCTGTCAAAGTACCCACCGACAGTTTTTCGTTGTTGAATTAAGCTCGCGAGGTTAGCAGCACCAGTACCGTTACCGCCGAGCAATATTTCAGATAAGTTAGCCTGCGGACACATATCTGCAAAAATAATACGCTTTTCTGGATTTTGCCTTGCGTATTCACAGGCCATAGCGAAAGATAAGTAGGTCTTTCCTACGCCACCTTTATTATTCCAAATAGCATACGATTTCATGGTATCCCCGGCGTTATCTGCTGTTTGTGTGCCAGCATAAGTCATTATGCATCTCCATTACTATCCATGAATTGAGTCAAAAATATGTAAAAGTAGCAATGTATCACTCTTTTACTCATTATAAACGTTACAAGTTGTGATGGTTAGCTGTGTTTTTATCAGTACAAGTTTTGATCTGGCTTTGGGTTTTTATATATGGATATGTCTCAAAGATGCCCTGCAAAAGCGATCGCTAACTGTAAAAAATCAGATTGCATCTCCGACCTCAAACTGAAAACGCCAGGTGACTCCAGATTAGAGCAATCTATCACCCTCTGAATCCTGCCGGTATACCCCATTGTTCGTTATCTTTATTTTTGGCTAAAACCGCATTAAGAGCTTCGTTTACCGTCATGCAATGCGGCAGATTATCGAAGTTTGATATCCCGCCAATATCAGGAGAACGCTTGTCCTTCAGGTAAGCATATTTCCGCGCTGCCGCCTCTACTTTCTGCTTGAACTCATGTTTTTGAGCGCGTTTTTTGGATAACCGCAGATTGTCAGCCTTTGCTTTTGCCTCAGCGATCCATGAAGTCAATTTTTTGAGTCTGGTCGTTCCGGCACCGCCGGAAACTGATCTTTTTGTTTTTTTAACTTGTGACTTCTTATTCTTTATTGCCACGTCATCCTGACAGGGGGAGGGGGTATCATTTTGACATGGGGGTGTGGATAAAAAATTAAATAAAGCCAATGTCTTAGCGAGAACAGCTTTAACCTTGGTTGCCGCTGAAGAGATCTTTAATTTGCTTTCAATCAGCGCATTTTTGGCTTGTTGTGCGAAGGCCAAAAAGGATGGTGTAAACCGGTACAGGTTAGCGCGACGTTCACGGTGATCGCCGATAACAATCTCTACAGACAGGATTCCTTTGTTTACAGCTTCACGGAATGCACGAACGACGGTTGATTGGCTATAACCAGTTTCTGCCGCGAGCAGGCGGTGAGGCTTGTGAATGAAGTATTCACTGGTTGTTGCCGCGAGATTTGCACATTGCGACAGGATATGCCCGGCGCTACGGGATAGACCGGAGTGTGTTACAAAGCAGGCCAATTCATAGCCAGAAAAAGTAAAATCGCTCATCGTTATACAGCTCAGGAAAGTGACTTTAGCCAGCATTACAATGCTGGTGGTTCTTACTACGTCTGTTAGCGCGTCGCCGCGACAGGCACCAGCACACCAGCATCAAGCAATCGCTTCATAAGCCACTGCTGACCTTTGCCGGTTATACGAGTCGTGAAAGAAATCCTGCTTCCATTGCTTGTATCGATCACGGTTTCTTTAAGGGTGAAATACCCACGGGATATGTATTCTTGTTTGGGGACGTTCCTGCGTTCACCGGTTGCGATCAGAATTCCGTTATCACGCAACCAGGTGAAGAGATAGTTTTGGCCCAGGCCGAGCACTTTGGCATAGTTGCCGATTAGAACCCCGCTGGCGGTAGCAACGCGTTCGGCGAATTCGACTTTAGGTGCATCCATAAGCATTTTTTGCTCCAGCCGTTGCTTTTGCTCTGCCAGGTCGGCAGCCAAACGGAGAGCTTCAGGGAGACTCTGCGGAATAGCAGGTTGTAATCTTCCGGCTCGATAGTCGATAAATGTCTGGTTTACCTTCAGCCGAAACGCGGGAGAAATCCAGCCTGCGTACTCCACAGCGAGCAATTCATGGGCAAAAGTGCCGCCGCCACGGCCTTCGAACGAAACTATGCAATTCTGCATAGTTTCTTTTTCAAGCTCTTCGATGAGCTGTTTGGCTGACAGCGTTCTTAGCCATTGAGCTGGCGCTTTATGGGCACCGAGTCCGCTCGCTCTGTGTAGAGCATTAAGGTTGTAACGGCCAGCGCGGTCGGTCGTAATTTCAACACCACAAATAACAGGCAGAGTGGTTGAAGGATCGACATTTTGATGAAGGTTTGATATATTCATATCCGCATTGAATGTTTGTTGCATTTTTTCTCCAAATTTGCATCAACCTTCAATCACCAGCTCGGAATGGTGATTCTTTGCACTTAGAAAACGAAATTTATTAGAGCAAATTTTTCTGACTCGATCCAGATCGGGTTGGTCGATCTGCTCAGAAACCTGCCAGTTTGCTGGCAGGTTTTTTCTTTTGTTAACCTATTGCTACTGGTTTTAACAAACCAGCATCAAGTAGCTTGCGAGTTAACCACTGCTGGCCTTTACCCGTTAATTGGGGCGTCAGCCGTATCTGGTAGCCATTTTCATCATCCAGCACCACTTCTTTCACCGTGAAATACCCGGCGTTAATGTACTGCTGGCGCGGTACGTTTTTGCGCGCACCAAAAGCCATGAGAATGCCGTTCTGGCGCAACCATGAGAAAAGGGCGTTTTGCTTAAGTCCAACGACCTTTGCAAAGTTCCCGATCAGGATTCCATTAGCCACTGATACCCGGTCGGCAAAATCGACTTTAGGGGCTGCGGCCACCAGCTGTTGTTCCAGCTGCAATTTCTGTTCTGCCAACTCGGCAGCCAGGCGTAGGGCTTCTGGTAATGTTTGGGGGATCGATGGGGTAGGGGAGTTTGCCTGCTGCAATTCTTCCAGTTTGTCGATCAGCGAACGGCGGACCGCTTTCGATTCGCGCGCGGCGACTCGCAGGGCTTGTTTGTAGGTCATGGTTATGACAACCATAGGCGTACCGCCACCTGGCGGCACGGTTGCACTTTTTGTGTAACCGTCCTCACCTTCTAATTCGTCGAGTATTTTTTCGATGAATTTGTTGTTCCGAACCTCTGGTTCCCCACATAACTTACGCGCTTCATTGACCATCTTTAACAGTGTCAGGCTGTCGATTGTGTCTCCGGTGGTGGGGATGACATTCACGGCTGGTGCTGGCGTTGCTGAAGCAACAGGTGCTGGTTTTTTAACATTCAAATTATTACTGGTCATTCTATGTGCCTCCTTTCTCATTTCTGCTGCCACCGTTGCGTAACGTAGACGTCCTTGTTCAATCAAATAATCCCTGATCTCGGCTATCAGTAGCCTGTTGATCACAGCCTTATCTGTTCGGGTATAAAAACGCCTGGTTATCATGAAATAGTTGGCAATTGCGCCGGGGATCTCCCGTGTCGGTATACAGGCAGTATGCAGGGCGATCGCTTCGGCTATGTCATTACGGGTGACGAGAGGTTTTTTCATAAACCCCCCTGAACGTCGGCAGAGAAGGGGAGGCTCCAGTAACTAAGTGAATTGCGCGAGTTAGTTGAAAAACGGGCAGTAAAAATGCAGGGGCCATCAGGCAATTGAGAGCGTGCTTCGTCTTCAGTTGCTGCGATAACGAAGTGATAGTGGTGTTTTTTACAGGAATAGAAACGCCAGATGAATTCTGGGCGTGCGCAAGGATTGGCATTAACCATAGTTACGGCCTCACAATCAGGTTTAACAACCTGCTACCCGCTGCTAAACAGGTGGCAGGACGTGACGGGGTTAGCAGACTGGCGATTGTGAAACCAGCAGGCCGAAGCCTCCCCATCACGCCCCACCATAATTTGGGCGTAACGCGGTTTTACGGACACAAAAATACCGCAATATCGGATATCTGCGGCTGTCCGCACAATCATTCAGGCTGCTAAACCCGGTCGCAGAATTTGCTACGACGGCGGAACTATAAGCCTGAACGATTAAAAGGTCAATATGATGCGAAAAGATAGCATTCGTGACTTAAAAATACAAATTTATTAGAGCATTATCTGCTTAATAAATACACAATTGGATCTAATAACCTCTTTTTTTTAAAGGCGAAAATATGTACCCTAAATGGGTTATAAGGCAGGTGAGGTTATAATGAGAAAACTATTACTATCGTTATTATTTATGGCTGGGACTGTTAATGCAGCATCAAGCGTAAAGGAGATTTGTACCGATTATACGAAATACCTTTGGCAAGTTTACGCCTTTGCGATCAATGACTATTAATCCATGCGTAGGAGTGGATTTATGCTGATTCGTTTGTTTTTAGTGCTTTCCTTTTTAACATTTAATGTTTTTGCTGATGAAGTTGACTTTTCGAAGGTAGATTGTAATTCAGTGGAAACAAGAAAAGCTCTTATTGAAGAATATAACGAAATATTATCGTCATATGGAATAACAGTGGTTGATTCTTATAATCAAAAAACTATTCATAAAGGAATAAATAAACTGGTCTGTTATGGGGTTTACCAATATTCAGATGGCTCTTCGGAGTATGTTATTTATAAAGCATACCCAAATAGTCTTGGTGAATTAATTAGTGAGTTTAAACCGATTAATGAGTGAATGGAAAATGAAATTGTTTAATGTAATAACATTTTTTTGTGCTATTTTTGCTGGAAGCGCGATAGCTGATAATAAATTGCCAGATTGGCTTTCTACCTCAAAGAAAGATTATGATTTAGTAAGGGCATTCTATTTGTCTGGATTTGCTTCGAAAGCAATGAACAATCAATTTGGTTATCATTTGCCATCTGAGTTGGTTAATGATTTTAAAGATAATGAATTTGCTGCTCAGGAAAAATGGAACACAATTCCAATTGTGTATGGTGAAATAAAATCCATAAGAATGGTGAATAATAAACCAATTGTAGAGTTATTTACTCCAGGGGAAAATGCAACGCCACTAAATTATATCAAATTGAAAATATTGGATTCAAAGCAAGACTCTCTGTTAAAACTAAAAAAAGGGGATGATATATATGCAGTGTGCTCAGGTGCTAATTTTAGCTTAGTGCCAATTCTGAGCAACTGCACTCCTGCAACAGACGTCATTGATGCTGCACTCTCTTTTTCTGGTGAATATATGTTCCCTGCTTTTGATTCTTTTTCGCCTACTAAGCAAAACGTCAAATATATATTCACAAATCAAGATCCTGTTCAGATGATGAATTTTATAGGGTACCTATCCTTAGTCGATACAACGAAGGATAAGAAAAAAATGGATATGGTTCGTAAGTGTACGCCTTGGAAGCCGGAATGTTCACAACAATTCGTTGATGTAATGGAAGGATTTGATAGCATCATGTATAAATATGAGGGAGAATTTAAAAATTACATAGAATTAAAATAGTATTTGAAAGGATAGTCAATTTAAGTTTTAAAAAAACGCCCATTAAAGGGCGTTTTATTGTTTTACTCAAAACAACCTGATTATGTGATAACCATATCATATCCCTCATTCCACCTACACTGATTACCCCCCAGACAACAATATTCCTACTCAATGAACAAATGACTACTCGTAGAATCGGTTAACACACCAGATTCTACGAGGTTTCAATGACACCACGACAATTACTCGAAGACGTCAAATCCCGCTTCACACCTTTGATTGCGGATGAACCTGCCTTACTGGAATCCCTGCTAAGAAAAGCATTGGGAACCTACCAGGATAGAGCGGGGCACATCAAGCGGATACGCTTCACTGATCAGGCCAGTAAATCACTTGCTTGCCCTGCTGATTTTCTTGCGCTCGTATCGGTTACAGATCACACCGGCGATCTTGTCTACTCCGACGTTTACGATGGGAATATCGAGCTTGAAGATACCCATCGAGCGGTATACCCACTGAATGTGTCATATCTGGCTAATTTGCGTGATATGGATCTGGATAATGGAGAAGTGCCACCTGAAATCATTGGGTTACTTTCTGACTATCTGGAAGTGCTAATCGCGATACCTAACACTGATCGCCTGCGAAGAATATCTATCGCGGGGAAACTCGATGCCAGCAATTTATCCGACGAGAACACGCTGTATCAGCGGAAGCTGGATCTGGAAGAGAAAATGAGCGCAACAAGGGCAATTATCCCGGGAATTGTTCTTTTCTCATCCATGTTGAAGTGAGGGGGCTGATATGGGGCTTAATGTTGCTTCAGTAAAGTCTTATGTATCTTCGGCATTAACGACGACATTATTTGGCTCCGGCGTTGGTGAGCGGGAAGTTGGTAAGCTGACGTCAATCATCATGAACAAAATGCTGTTCGCGCAAGGATGGCAGTTCTCTGTCGAAGTTGATGGTCTGGAGGGGGCAGACTTCTTTGCTAAAGACATTACCTACCACGATTACAGCATCGAATATGAAACGATTAAAATCGGCGGAGGGAATATCCTTCAGCCAACGGAGCGTTCGCCTGGGCAGATAACAATGATGGTCAGGGATACCGTTGATGGCCTCGTTTTGGACTGGTTTAAGACGGCAAAAGGTCGGGTGATCAATCCGGACGGTACCGGGAATATACCGTCTAAATATTTGCTCAATGTGCGTATTTATCGGTTGCTGTCCTCCGGTTTAACCAAACTGGAAAATGAGATGACGGTATTCCCGGTCACTACCGGCGATGTCACCTATGCGCGGGATCAGGTTACGGAATTTAAGTCATTCCCAATGACCTTCGCATTGCACAGCACGTTTAACCAATCCTCAAGTTCTTTAGCTTCCCTTCTGGGCTTTAGTTTTTCTCTTTGAATTAAGGAGCAAGGATGCTTTTACCTCTTTTCCCGCTACCATCGCGGCCAACTGAATTGATCCAGTTCCGTCAGCCAAATATTGCTGATGCGATGCGTTTCAACTCGATAACACCGGAGGAACAAGAACAACAGACAACGGCGTATTTAAAAGCCTTGCTGGCTGAACCCGCGAAATATGATCCCCTGACATGGACGGCGCAGGACCGGATTACCGCGTTATGGTGGATATTTACTGGCTCCCGTGAAACACCGGTCGAGACATTCACCTACACCTGTAAACATTGCGGTAAAGAGCATTATTACGATTGCGATATGAATGCTCTGGCTGAAGATATCCAGGTCCTGGAAGTGGAACCTTTCATTGACGATATTGAGGTGTCTGTAGAGGGCGTGCCTTATCAATGGCGTATCGTGCCGCTTGATGGTTGGGCAATGGAAATGCTGGAGATGCGCCGTGCAGCATTGCCACCTGAAGACGACGCGGAATTCAAAGAAGCGATCGTTGATTTGCGTTTTTGGGAATTCGCTTATCAGTGTGAACTTTATAACGATGTTAGCGGTACTCGTGAAGAGCAGGCTGAGCGTCGTTATGAAACGATCAAACGGATGGCCATTGATACTGAATTTATGAAGCTGGCGGCACACATCCGGCTGGCTCATGAAAAGCTCGAACATGGTTTACCGTGCTACATCGATAAAGGCGAAATGCGTCTTCGTCTCCCGCCGCACAAATGCCCAAACCAGGATACAAAGGAGTCCACAGAGGGTGCGTATACCCGTCTGTGGGTGCCCTTTCGGGCTACCGACTTCATTCCACAGGTGGGGATTGAAAAGCTATCAGACCTTAGTGTCCAACCTGGTTTTGTATGGGGGTATACCGATTCAGGACGCTGAAAGGCTCACTGAATCCTATGCGTTTTTCCTGTTGGAGAAACTGGAAGAAAAACTTAAACCGAAGCGGTAGGCGATAAGATCATGGAAAGAAAAAACGCCAACATTGACGATGTGATAAGGACGGTTGAAACCGCCAGCGCAAAAGAGCTGGAAGAGCTTGCAGGTATTCGGGAAGCCGTTGAAGATTTGAAAGGGGGGCGAGTTGCTACAGTTGATCCTGTCTCTCGCAGTGTGTCGGCATTAAATCGCACAATCGAAAATTCCCGGCCAGACTTTGTGGCCAATGCGCCATCAGTGGACCCTATTGTTGAGGCAATGAAACGGCTTAATTTAGGGGACGTTTCTCGTGTAGTTCAGGAGGATGTTGCTCTACAGGAACCGCAGGCCAAATCAACTACGCGAAAGGGTAAAAAACGACGCAAGAAGGCTATAACAGAAGATGTAAAGGCGCAACGGACCGAAGCAGCCGAACACGCTCGCGAAATGTTCGGTCAAAAAGGCGGTGCGCAAAAAAGCCAAAACCAACGCGATGCGCGTGGTCGTTTTATTGGAAAGTCAGGGAGTAAGGCCGCAGCGGAAGATGCCCGTGCTGAACGTGCTGAAAAGGCCAGGCGCAAAGAGGATGATGAGCGTCTAAATGCTGAATCAGGTTTATTAAAAAAACTGTCAAAAGTAGCTGAAGGCATAGGTAACCCTTCAGAGACTCGTGCCGTCGATGCGTTAGGTTATGCCGTTGCTGGTCCATTGTGGGCAGCAGGGAAGGAGCTTGGCGGGATATCAAAAGAAGTTGGTGGATCGCTTAATGGTGCCAGAAAGTCTATTGCCGATGTGATTCGTGGCAATGACGATAACAGCCGTAGAAAAGGTTTTTTTAGGCGTAAATCGCAAAATAGTGCCGATGTCGTTCAGGTTAACACCCAAAAACGGACGGTTCAGGAACTTCAGGAGCAGACCAGCGAAATTAAAGAGGGCAATGACAAGATTCTCAGCGCCCTTGATCAGATAGCCAAAAACACCGGGAAAAAGAAGGGCAGCTTGCTGTCCAAACTATTTAGCCTGTTAGGGAAGGGGGCCGGTGGCGTCGCGTCGTTGTTAATGGGGCGTGGCATGCTGAAAAAAGCTGGAGCACTCGCTTTTGGCGCTCTGGGGGCAAAGAAACTTGTAGGAATGCTACGCGGTGGTGGCAAGAAGACTCTCGCCCATGAAGGCGGAGATTTGGCTGCCCGGGCAGCAGGTAAACTTGGATTAAAGGCAGTTGGTAAAGGGGCGTTACGCGCAATTCCCCTAGTCGGCACAGTGGCTGGAGGTATTTATGATGCGGTAACCGGTTGGAATGATACAGAAGCGCAACGTCGAGCGTTTGGGCTTAAATCAGGACAAGATCCATCATTCCAGCAAAAAGCCGCTTATACGTTAGCTAATGTTCTTGATATGGGGGGACTGGTATCTGGTATTAGCAGCGCCATTGGTGAGGCTCTCAAATCACTTGGATTTGAGGATATCGGCAATATGTTGCAATCATTTTCGACGGAAAGTATTGCCCAAGCCATTGATAGTGGGATTACCAACTTAGAAACATATATTTCTAACATTGGCGACACCATTTCTACCAAGTTCGATGATTACACAGCAAAGATTGGTGATGCTGTTTCAGCATGGTTTAGCGATACATCTAATAAGTTGCTTGAAAAGCTGGATGCCATAAAAGACTTCTTTACTGTCGATAACCTGAAACAGGTTTTCAGTGATGCAATTGATAGTGCAATTGACTTCATTAAGAACCCAGGGAAACACATTAAAGAGGCGGCTGGTAATATTTGGGATGGGGTTAAAAATTTACCCGGTAAAGCATTAGATGCAGCGGTTGATGCCGTTAAAAATACCCCTGCGGCAATGATTGTATCAAAAATACCCAATCCGATCGGCGAGGCTAATGCGAAAGAAATCACTCCAGAGTTAAAAGCTCCGGTTAATAGCCACCAGGAGACGTCTAATTCTAACACTGAATCCGATGCCAAACAGAGTAATATTGCTACCCGCGTGATAAATGCGGCACTGGACACAGCGAAAGATAGCAATAAAACAGTTAAACAAACTGCCAATCAGATTATCAATGCAAATGCCGTAGAAACGGGCAATAGCGCGTTGCAGAAAATTGATAAAGCTATTGGTCAAAATAGCTCGTCATCATCCTCGCTTAATACCACTGGCACCAGGAATGACATTCAGAAAGCTGCGGATACCTACAATAATGGCAACTTGGATGTAAAAGTCGGAAGTCTTGGCGCTGAAGGTAAGGCAAATCTCGATAAGTTGGCTCCGTATTTTGCTGAACTAGAGAATAAATATGGCCTTCCTGAAGGTACTCTTTACGCGATCGCTGCAACTGAATCTGGTGGTGATCCTAACGCAAAATCTACGCTTACAAGATCACCAAATGGAAAGCTAAGTGGTGGCGCTCTCGGAATGTTCCAGTTTACGAGCGTTGCTCGTGAGGAAACTGGATTATCCCGGGAAGATTCTTTTAATCCGGAAAAATCGGCAGAAGCTGCGGCTCTTCTCATGAGCAAGTATCTGAAGCAAGCCAATGGAGACTTAAACGAGGCCATCACTGCATATAACGCTGGGTTTGGCACTATCAATAAGTGGAAAAAAGGCACAGGTGACTTATCGAAAGAAAACCGTGAGTACGCGATCAAGGTCAATACTCATCGTGCTCGCTATTTAGGTGGTGAAATCTATACACCTGGAGCAGGAGCACAGGGTGGGGCGCAATATGGAGTGAGGGGACCACTGCCTGATAACGCTGTTATCGATCAGTCTACTGGCTTGGCGTTTACCCCTGGTGATAGCCCGTTTGAGAAAGGCGGTCTGGTAGACAAAATCGGCAATGCTGTTGGCGTTAACGATCTGGTCAACAAATTCATGAATGGCCGGGGTATGCGTCGGGAAGTCGTTCAGGGAACGCTCGAAGAACGTGCACGAGGGAAGGGGACCGCAACAGCAGCTGGCAATGTGTATGTTGATACCCCGATGCCAGTTGAAGAGGCGCGTCCGGTGGCCAACAACTCAAGTTACTTTGACCAGCTCGGCGCACAAATGGGGATTGATGGACTATTCGATAAACTCCGCAACTCGCCGGGGATGCGGAAAAATAATGCGCCTGAACCAGCCTCCACGTCCCAGGTGACGACTGCCGCCAACGATTTGCAGCAACCAACCGGTCGTATGCAGATAGACGGACAGGTTATTAGTGACCTTGGCGGCTCCGGTGCCAAGCCGACAATGCAGTTGGCTGATAATACCGTTTCACTTGATGGTGAAACGAAGCGGCTGTTTGCGCAGATGACCTCATTGCTTGCCAGGATTGAAGAGCACACTAAAGACTCGGCGAAAGGCCAGGGAACTGTCGTAAAGGTCAGCACGCCTCAACCGGGCGTTATGCGCACGGTGCCACTGTCAATTGATGATCCGTTGATGAATGACTACGCGAGAGTTGATTGATGGCCAACAATAACGAAATTGATCCTTTGCTGACGCTGGAGTTATCCGGCGTAAAAACGTATGAGTCCCAGGAGGAGGCCTGGGGCGCTCGTTTATATGAGTGGCTAAACACTTATCAGGGTGAGGTATACGGAGATCCGTCATGGGGCAATGTTTTACCGCAGTTTAAACACGAACCGACCAACTTGTCGCATGTTCAAATTGCGGTTGAGGCAATGCTGTTGCAAAAACTGACGGTAGATTTACCTGACATACCGATTTCTGGCTTGTCAGTAGCCGAGGGAGATGCTTTTGATAAGTTGAAAATATCCATTCGTATCAGGGATATAACTATCACACAGGACGTGGTGCTATGAGTAAAACAACACCGACTAAAGACAGTATTCGTGCAGAGTTTGAAGAGCTTGTCGAGAAAGATTCATTCTGGTCAAAGTTTGTCGGCTCTCAATTTGTCTCGATGCTGACATTGTTTATTACCCAGATTGTCTACAGGTGCTTTCAGTATGCCGATGCGGCGCTGGCTGAAGGCTTTATATCGACCGCGACGCGGCGTTCCTCTATCCTGGCAGCGGCAGAAACGAATAGTTACGTTGGTACCAAGCCAACACCGTCATCGGGGATGATTGAGATCACCGCCACAAGTGAAGATGCCCCAGCGGTAATCCCCAAAAACATGCCTTTAATATCTGACGACCAGTACCCTTATATGACTATGGATGTATGCAGGTTGGTTGACGGCACCGGTACGGTAGAAGTGGCACAGTTGGAAATCCAGGAGGTGACATATACCGTTACGGCAGCCAAAGAATTTCTGGAAGTCGTGTTATCAAAGGCTCTCACTGCTGTCTGCTATAAGCTGGAAGTATTCGTGACGACCGATGGTAAGACCACGCAGTGGTCTTCCAGCACTATGTTCCGGTTAGCCGGTAGTAAAAGCCAGGTCTACGTTGAGTTTTATAAACCATCCGAGCAGTTGGGGGTTCGATTCGGCGATGGGCTAATTGGGCAAATACCGCCAGAAGGCTCGACAATTACGCTTAAGGTATGGTGCACCAACGGCGATATAACCCTGGTTGCTGGCCAAAACCTGACGCCTGTCGATTCTGCGGCTAATTTAGCTAATTTGATTTCAGTTAAGACAACGACACCTATAACCGCAGGTACCGATGCCGAAACAACGGAGATCACACGTAACCGTGCACAATATTACCTTGCCTATGATGATCAGGTCGTATGGGGCGGGGACTATACGTATTTTCTGGTGCGTAACATCCCGGGACTGTCCTGGGTAAAGGCATGGGGCGAGGGTCAGCAAGAAAAATTAGATGGTGCTTATAATGTTCAGAATATCAATAAGATATTTATTTCAGGATGGCATCCAAACAAAAGCCAGTCAGAGCTTGAAGAAATGATCCTGGCTGCCTTTAAGAAGGTGCCGAATGAGTTGAACAAGAAATTCTCGTATAAAGAGGTCAGAAAACTACCCTTTAAGATCACCATCACCGGGCGGATATCGGCAAGCCTGACCATTGAGAACGTGACCGATGAGCTGAAGTCGGCACTGGAAACAAAATTTGGGCGTGACTCAACTTTCTTTGATCCGAACCGTGTCGGCAAGTACATCCTGATTAAGAAAAAAGACGTTTGGGCATTTATCGAAACGCTGGGTTATTTCCGCGACTTTTATCTGGAATTTGTCGAGTGGAATGAGTCCAACGGCTTTTACGATTTCGTTTATCTGGATACAGAAAACTCCACCTTTAATATTTCGTATGAGGAGGAGTGATGCAGCGTTCCTGGTTTAATAACCGGCTTACATCAGCTAAGCAAAAGTCATTGCTCTATAAATCATTGGCTGATTTGGTTCAGTCAATGATGGATACCTTTGTTGACCCATGGTTGGAGCGAATTACCAACCGGAAGTCTATTTTTTCCATGAGCAAGGAGGATCTGGAGACCAGGACAAATGAACTTGGCCAGTTCTTTACTATCAGAACGTCGAACTCATCTTCCGTTCCGATGTTGTTACAACAGCGTCTTGATGAGATTCACTTTAAGGGGACTGAACGCCCTATAAACCAGACAATTTACCGCGAATTTAACGGTATTTCTGTTTTATGGGATCCGATATATGCACCGGTGGACCTTGAGCGTCATCCCTATGGCACGGTTCTAATACCAGAAAGCACACTGGAGACTACCGGCGGCACATTCGGCGAGATGTTTCTGACTTCCAGAGGGATGATCAGTATTCCCATAAACGACCTGGCCCGGACAATGGGGATTACTGGCACGATAGATCAGTCCGCAATTACAGAGGAAATTCTCAGAAAGTTTAATCAGTTCGTAAAGCCTCTACTGCCACTGCATATAGTGTTTGATGGGCTTACGCTCTATTTGTCGGTTGTTGTAAATGAACAGGCCGACATGATCACTTTGAACGAGATTTCTGATACCGAAAAAGCATTCTGCTGGTTTGAAACTTCGGATACAACTTCGCTTACTGGAGTTACGTCGATTAGCGCCCCGATCACCGCAACGCCTGGTGGCACTATTGTGAAAGCGACACCTACGTTTGATCGCACACGCGCAGATGATTTGTTGCTGGATAGCGACGCCTGACAATCACCCCGTCCGCAGGGCGGGGTGACAAGTTACTTCTCTTACAATGAGGCTTCACAACATTGATTAGGGAAAATCATGTCTGACGTCTCAACAAACCTCTATAAGAGTCAGTTGTTGGACTATTACTATCAGCGGCGCGCTGAATCGTCCATTAACAAAGGCTCTCGATTTTTAATCAGCAAGGCCGTTTTCGGTACCAGTTCACTGGTTACTAAGAAAGGAGATGGCACTTATGAGATTGGAGAACTGCCAAAGGCTTTCGATCTGGCAGAACTGACCAGTCAATTTTGCACCATCAACCTCGTCCCAACCTACTCAGGCGGGATAATTACTGTCCGAATGGACCTTGATCAAAGCCAGTTGCAGGAAGGGAAAAACTACCCATTCAACACTCTGGTTGTTCTGGATAACGAGAACAAGCCAATCGCCATTATTTGTGTCCAGGAAGACTCGCTGTATGTGGGCAAAACATATACCGCAGTTATGGCCATAAACACGACAACAGCATAAGGATATGCTTGATGAATGACGTTACAGTTGTTACATCAGTTACTTACCCATCACCCGAGTCGTTGGCTCTGGTGGCTGATGTGCAATACCACGAACCATATCTGTCAGCCGCGCTAAACCGAAAATTCAGGGGGATTGTTGACCCGGGATTTTATGCCGGTTTCTTACCTAAGCCTGGCGGTGGGATGAACCTGTTAATCACCTCAGTGGATGGTGATAAAACCGCAGGCGCGGCGTCGGTGGATATTGGTGAATTCTACCAGGTAACTATTCAGCAACGTAAGGATATTTCTCTTGCACTTAGTGCAGGCAAGAAATATGCAATTGTGCTGAAGGGAAGATACCTCCTTGGAGAAGATACCTATCAGGTGAATACCGCGTCACATATTCATGCGGCTGAATTTGTTGCCAGAACCTATACCGATTCATATCAGTTAGGAGATGGGGAGCTGCTTGTTTGTACGGTGAATATCCCTGCTGGTGTATCTGCCATTACCCAGGAGATGATTGATACATCCGAGCGTATCAACCGCACGATCGGCATTGATATTTCAGACTCTGTAACCAGTACCAGAAGTGATGTTGCTGCAAGTTCGCTGGCAGTTAAAAAAGCCTACGATCTGGCGAAAAGCAAGTATACGGCGCAGGATGCAAGCACAACGCAAAAGGGATTAGTTCAGCTCAGTAGCGCAACTAACAGCGACAGCGAAACAATGGCGGCTACCCCTAAAGCTGTTAAGTCTATAAAAGATCTGGCTGATACCAAAGCGCCAATAGAAAGCCCGAGTCTGACAGGAACGCCAACCGCGCCGACGGCAGCGCAAGGTACAAACAGCACGCAGATCGCAAATACAGCCTTTGTTAAGGCAGCTATAACTGCACTTATCAACGGTGCGCCTGGCACACTGGATACGCTGAAAGAAATAGCGGCTGCGATCAATAACGACCCGAATTACAGCACAACTATCAACAATGCCTTGGCTCTCAAAGCGCCTTTGGCAAGCCCTGCATTAACGGGTGTCCCTACTGCGCCTACGGCTGCACAGGGCACAAACAATACGCAGATCGCTACGACTGCTTACGTACGGGCTGCTATCTCTGCATTGGTCGGCTCATCACCTGAAGCTCTTGATACCCTGAATGAGCTTGCAGCAGCACTGGGCAATGACCCGAACTTTGCGACAACAATGACAAATGCGCTGGCAGGGAAACAGCCACTTGATGCAACTTTAACCGCGCTTGCTGGTCTTGCGACAGGCGCAAATAAATTGCCGTACTTTACCGGTACAGACACTGTTTCTCAGACTGACTTAACGTCAGTCGGTCGCGATATTCTGGCCAAAACAAGCGTTCTTGCTGTTATCCAATACCTTGGTTTAAGAGAACTCGGTACCAGTGGTGAAAAGATCCCCCTGTTGAGCACGGCTAACACATGGAGTGCGCGCCAGACTTTCAACGGCGGGATCACCGGAGCGCTGACAGGGAACGCCGATACCGCAACGAAATTGAAAACAGCACGCACTATTGGCGGTGTGGCATTTGATGGCTCGGCCAATATCAACCTTCCTGGTGTAAATACAACTGGTAACCAGAACACCACGGGGAATGCTGCTACCGCTACAAAACTACAGACGGCAAGAACTATCGGCGGAGTTAGCTTTGATGGTACTGCGAATATTAATTTACCTGGTGTTAATGCGACTGGTAATCAGAATACAACAGGTAATGCAGCAACTGCCACGAAGTTGCAGACAGCGCGTACCATTAATGGGGTGTCATTTGACGGTTCGGCGAATATTTCACTGTCACCAGCAAATATTGGCTGCCCGGCATCTCCTACTGGTTGGCTTGAAACAGGTGATAATGGAGCTTCAATAACAACAGAGCAATTAGTGACTCTGCTACGAGATAATGGTGCTTTTAATGCAAAGGCATGGATAGCGCGTTGTGCTTGGGCGTATGCAAATAGTGCATCCATACCAGACAGCGAAACAGGATGCGGAATTATTCCACTGGCTGGCGCAGTTATTGAGGTATTTAATAACGGCAGTAGCTCAAACAATTATACGATTCGTATAACAACGGCAACAACGACAAGTGTCTCTGGCGCACTCACTAATGCGGAGTTTGTCTATGTGTTTAACGGGACGAGCTATTCACCAGGATGGCGCAGAGCGTATAACACTAAAAACAAGCCTACTGCGGCTGATGTCGGAGCTTTACCACTATCTGGAGGAGCGTTAACTGGCGGATTAACTGCTGCTGGCGAGATTATTTCCAAATCGGCGAATGGTCTGCGCATTGCCTATGGCAACTATGGATTCTTTATCCGAAACGATGGTTCAAGCACATACTTCATGTTGACCGCCTCGGGTGACAATCTTGGAACATGGAATAGTTTAAGACCGCTTACCATTAACAACTCCAATGGTGCTGTTTCAATCGGTAATGGACTCAATGTAACTGGCGATATAAGAACCAATGCATGGGTATATGCAAACAGATTTTCTGTTAATAGCAGCTCAGGTTCTTGGATTAGTATGCGAGATCAAAATGTTATTTTTGGTCTTAATAAGGTATCAACCAGTTCCGCCCAGGCATTATTAAGACAAGATCATGCTGACAGAAAGTTCTTTATTGGTGGTCTTGGTAATAGTCAATTCGGCTTTTACATGATTAACAACTCAAGAACATCAAATGGTACAGATGGCCAAGCATTTCTTGATAGCAGTGGTAACTTCCAGTGCGGCGGGCAAATACTTCCAGCTAACTATAGTAATTTTGACTCGCGCTACACATTAAAAACGTCTTGTGTGACAAGCGTAAGAATGGGATCTGCTGCCAGTTATAAACCATCAAGCAATGGTGTTTCCTGGACTCAGAATCTAGGAAGCGGACTGGTTATGACAGGTATTATTGTTCAAGAAACAGGAAGTAATTCAGCTGACAATATCGGCGGAATTTATTATCGACCGGTTCAATATTGTATCAACGGTACATGGTACACAGCAGCATCAGTATAATGAGAGAGCATATGAATAACTTTAAAAATTTCGCACCATATACGCCTGGTGAAGATAAAAGAGAGCTTGTTGATGCAGGAGTTTTATTCCTGTTGGATGAAAATGGTAACGACTGGTATGAATGTCAAAAGTTATTTTCGGAATGTACAAAGGTAATTGCGTATGATAGCAACAATATCGTTGTCAGTATTACAGATGACGCCTCAACCCTTTGGCCCATAGGATTATCTGTAGCAGAAGTGGATAGTTTACCTGAAGATGTAGATATCAACGGTGGTTGGGTGTTTAGAGACAACTCTGTTGTTAAACGTATATATTCTGATACGGATTTACAACAGCAAGCTGAATCAAAAAAGGCTGCTTTACTTTCACATGCCGAATCAGTAATTGCAACTCTTGAGCGGGCAGTTAAATTGAATATGGCAACTGATGAGGAACGAGCAAAACTGGAAGCGTGGGAGCGTTACAGCGTGTTGGTTTATCGTGTAGATACAGCTAAACCAGAATGGCCTGAAGAACCGGAGTGAAGTAAAGGCCCGATTTATCGGGCCTATTTCACTTCCCTTTTAAACTGGCTCAGTAGGCCAGGCGATCGCATTGAAAGAGGCTTTATCTGTTATTGTGTTGAAATCCAATGCATTAACTGCATCAATATAGTCCAGCCAGGCGTCAAGAGCAGACTGTTCATCTTCAGATAATATTCTGCCGCGTAGTAATTTTGTCTGGCTAATCACGAGCTGTTGACGTGCGCTGTTAAGTCGCTCAGTGCGTCTTGATTCCGCCATGGTTTTTAACTCATCTGCGGTTCTTACTCTTTCAACCACATTTTCTCCGTCAAATATCCAGTTCCCATCAATATCTACTCCATCAGGCAGAGTTTCTATTTCTGCTACAGATGCCCCCACAGGCCAGAGTGTTGAAACATCGTTTGAAATACTCACGACAATATTATCGCTGTCATAAACTATCTTTATCGTATTCTCATGAAAAAATTTCTGACATTCATACCAGTCATTACTGTTTTCATCCAGCAGGAATAAAACTCCAGCATCAATAAGCTCTCTTTTATCTTCTCCCGGCGTGTAGGAAGTGAAGTTTTTAAAATTATTCATATACTGCCTCCTTTTTATACTGATGCTGCTGTGTACCAGGTTCCGTTGATACAATATTGGACGGGTCGATAATAAATACCACCGATATTATCAGCTGAATTACTTCCTGTTTCCTGAACAATAATACCTGTCATAACCAGTCCGCTTCCTAGATTCTGAGTCCAGGAAACTCCATTGCTTGATGGTTTATAACTGGCAGCAGATCCCAATCTTACACTGGAAACGTAGGCTGTTTTTAATGCGTAACGAGAATCTGATTCGGATTTTGTATATGCTCCAACATCACTTGCCGATGGCTTTCTTGTTGTTGTGTAAAATTCGGACCAGTCAGCTTCAAAGCCATAACCATCACGGGCTGAACGATAAAAAATACCACCGTTCCTGTAATTCACACGGAACTGTACGGCAGGGCAACTCCCAGCATTCATATTGAAGTGGAGGATTAATGCCGATGCACCGCTGATATCTGCATCATAAACACCGCTATTCCAATTCCAGCCAACAGCTTTATCATTTGCAACCCTGCTTCCTGTTTGCCCTAGAGCAAACGCACCTACATGACTTGCTTTTAATGTGATATCGGAGGAACCATCAAAAGCCACGCCACTTATTTTTCTGGCAGTTTGTAACTTTGTAGCCGTAGATGCATTGCCGTTCAAGCTACCATTGATGCCACCAGTTACATTGAGTCCATTACCGATTGAAACAGCACCATTGGAGTTGTTAATGGTAAGCGGTCTTAAACTATTCCATGTTCCAAGATTGTCACCCGAGGCGGTCAACATGAAGTATGTGCTTGAACCATCGTTTCGGATAAAGAATCCATAGTTGCCATAGGCAATGCGCAGACCATTCGCCGATTTGGAAATAATCTCGCCAGCGAATTTCGCATAGGAACCAGTCCTCAAGACTAACTCTTCCTGAGCGTCAGTTGTTCCTGTGCATAAGCGATAAACGTTATTCTCTATTGTTTCATGCCATATGCTTGCACCTGTGCTGGAGCGGAAACGTCGCAGATACATTTTTGCATCGTCAACAACTGACGTGAGCATGTCATGTTTATACTCACTTTGCGGCACGCCATTGCTATTGATTCCTCCCCGAAGAACAGTGCCACCCGGCATGGTAAAAATGCCATCTTCGCCGAATATCCAATCACCTGAATTAGTACCATTGCCGGTTTCTTTATTCGGCGCAGCACAATTTATCCGGATACCTGGTCGTCTGTTAGGGTTATCGACACCATCTTTAAATATGTACCCATCAGTTAGTGTTGTGCCGTCATTTTTCGTATATGTAAAGCGGATATGACGGCTTGTATGGCTACTAAAAATAAGATCGCTTTTAGTGGTAAGTAAAGGAGCTGTCAGACCTCCTAATAATGTGCCTCCGGATAGTGACAGCGCGCCAATGTTCTCTGGTGTCAACGAAATATCAGTAGTGCCATCGAAGGTTACTCCGTTGATTGTTCTGGCGGTCTGTAATTTAGTTGCTGTTGCAGCATTACCATTGAGGTTTCCAGAGCTATAGAAACCACGACCATTGCTAAAATCAATAATTATGTCGGCAGCTATACATTCAGCTTTAGGGTTGGTTGCCCCCCATTTATATGTGGTTTGTCCCACAATATAATCCGTTGTAGGGACAACAACAGAAAGCCCCTCCTCCACAAGAACGCATACAGGAAATGCTCCGCCTTCAATATAAAAAACTGAGCTAACTTCATCGTCTTTATTGCTCATCGCAATAGAATGAATCGCCCGTTCTGCATCCTGATATTGCCAGAACATCCCGTATGCGTACCGCCCTCTGTCACTCCAACCAGCAGGCATCACAAAACCATTGAATTCGCAGTTGTTCATGCGATGTGCAGCTTGGCGCGGCGCAGTGGAAATAATAACCCGAGAAGCAAGTTCACCATTGCTCGTTGCAGATCTCTTGATGACTACAGGATAGAATTTACCCTCTTCAGCTCCAGAAGGAGCATTGACTCTGGTGAATTTCATCCCTTTTTTAAGGTCTACTTCGGCTTTGCTGTAAACATCAATATTTTTTCTTGTTAACGCTACATCAGTTGGTTCTAATGCTCGGCATTTGCTATCCCCGGTAATCAGAAAGTTACCGTCAATGTCTAATCCGGCATATTTATTGGTGTTGGTATCAGATTGTAGATGTAATGTTAGCCATGAGCGGTTGTCACTCCTTATCTCTGAATAAATTCTGAAACGACTCCTCTGTACCCCAGCTGAATTATTCAGATAACCACTTACAATCCCTGACGCCGCTAAATCAGAGTCTGTTGAGTTAACAAGATTGATACCCTTAAATTGGGGGATGTCCGCAACACCTAATCCAAGATTAGTACGCCCTCCATAGACGCTGGATGCACCTAATCCCCCATGAGTAATTGGTAAAATACCTTTTATGCCCAGAAGAGCATTTGATGAACCATCAAAGTCGATGGCGTTATCACTTTGGAGGTCAACTTGAAGCGACCTTTTTGTTTTCAATTTCGTCGCGGTGTCGGCGTTCCCTGTCAGCGCTCCGGTGATCCCGCCGTTGAAAGTCTGGCGCGCACTCCATGTGTTAGCCGTGCTCAACAGGGGGATCTTTTCACCGCTGGTACCGAGTTCTCTTAAACCAAGGTTTAGGATTGAAATGATGACGCCGGAAACTTCTTATAAAGCGTGGAAACAGCCACATCATAGATGATTGCAACCTGCTTACGGGGGATGCCCTTCTCCAGCAATCGCCGCATTTGCTGCCATGTTTCTTCTTGGTATTTAGGCCGACGCCCACCTATACGACCTTCTGCGCGAGCTGCATCAAGTCCAGCGCGTGTACGTTCAACGATAAGCTCACGTTCCATTTCTGCCAGCGCCCCCATTACGTGAAAGAAAAAGCGCCCCATTGGTGTACTGGTGTCGATGGAGTCAGTGAGACTCCGGAAGTTAATGCCTCTGTCACGCAGCTCTTCCACCAGCACAACTAAGTGACGCATGCTGCGCCCAAGACGGTCTAACTTCCATACGACCAGGGTATCACCTCTGGAAAGCATACGGAGTACCTTTTTTAACCCAGGGCGCTCAGCCTTTTTGCCGCTCGCCTTGTCCTCAAAAATTAGCTCACATCCTGCGCTTTCAAGAGCGTTTCGTTGTAAAGCAGTGTTTTGTTCATTTGTTGATACGCGTACATAGCCTATTAGCATATTTTCTGCTCACTATCGTTATTTATAGCAAGCTGCGGATTTTAATTAACAAAAACCAGTATGTGTGGAAATCACAAAGTACATACCGTTTCCCAATGATATTTAATTCACTATTAAGGAAATAGTTATGTGTGATTTCACAATAATGCTCCTCTCCATCCTTGGCGGGGTGCATTCGTTTCTGAATGGGATTTGTGAAAAACGTTACGAAGCGTCATGCAGGCAATTGATGGCCGAGTGTATTGCTGCCGTACTTGCAGGCTTTATAGGCATGTATTTCGCGGAATATAAGGGTATGGATGAAAGTCTTCAGAATTGCGTGACTATTATTTGCAGCATCAATAACAGGCTCATTCTTGAAAAGTTACAAAGGATTATTGATTCGTACCTCAATAGAAATGCCTCTTAAGCAACAAATGACCGGTTGAGAAGTTACTTTGCATACCATTACCTCCTGACAACGTAGGAGGGAACTTGTGCTTGACACACAGGAATTAGCTCCAGTTGCTATTGCGCTCCTGCTTTCAGTAATTGGTGGGATAGGCACGTTCCTGATGGATGTCCGAGACGGTCGCCAGTCTGGCAATTTGTTGGGATTGGTTACGGAGATCTTTGTTGCAGTGACAGCTGGCGCGGTGGCGTACCTATTGGGGCAACACGAGGGCTGGGAGTTATCAATTACGTACTTAATGGTAACGATAGCCAGCAATAACGGTCATGAGGTGATTTCAGGGATGAAACGAGTGAATATCGATAGCATTCTGAATGTTCTTACAAGTTTGGTGAAAAAGGGAGGCGGGAAATGATTGGCTGGGGTGTATGCGTTCTTGCGTTAGCCTTAGCCGATCGCTATTTGCTAAAACGCAAGGACATCACGCATTTAGAACTTGGTGATGTGGAAATTAAACCGGGTTTCATCCGGGTGCCGTTCAAGTACCGGTCTAAATTCCCGTTTTTGCGCGGCGCAACGGTCAGATATTGGATCCGCGATGTTCAGAAGCCGACGACAGTGATTGAAGGTGAACAACGTTGTCTGACGTCGGCTGAACAGGGCGAAAACAGTGAATGGTTGTACATACCCACTGAATATATGGGTAAAGGAGAGCGACTGTGGCATTTCAACGTCATGGTTACGCATGGCGACTCGTTCATTAACCCGTTGTATCGGATTTTCCCTGTTACTCAGCAAATCCGCAGAAGTTACGTAATAAATCTCGCGCAGGATGTGTCAGATGACGAAAAATAAGTATGCAACGGTCGATTTTGACCAGGTTAATGAAAAGGGGCTGAAATCCCTTATCGCGGCGATCAATAAAACCGGGGTTACGGTAATTGAGGTTGACTCCAGCAACCGCGCAACAACGAAAGATGGCGTTAAAGTTAAAACCGCAAAGCTGGTTCTTAACGACGGACAAATTCTTGCCATACAGGTAAACGATACTGGCGATATATCGTCTGTGAAACTGAATGGAAAAGCTATTCCTAACGCTCAGTCGCCGGATATCAAGACGCTTGGTACCGTCATGGGACAGGCGGCCCGTAAAAACTCCGCAAAATTCCAGAAATCACTGATCGCCAAAGCGAAGCGTGTTGCCAATCCGGTAGACAAGAAACCGGCAGTTAAATCCAACTTTCAGCGCCTGCAAGAAGCAAAACAGCGGAATGCTCAGGTGGTTGCCGCTTATAAGTCCGCGCAGAATTCGGTGTCTTTCAATCAACAGCAGATCACTGATTTGCGGGCGAAGCTGGATAAGGAGACGGGCCGACTCAATAACGAAAAGGCACGGAATGGCGAACTCAAACTTCGTCTTAAGCAACTGAAAGCAGGAAATTAACATGGAACAGTTCAATATCAATAAAGGGGTGACGATCAAGCCTGGGCTTGACGTGCTTCCCCCGCCAGTGACTGATGATGAATATCGCGCATTAATGGCCGGTGAGGACCGCTATCTGATGACGGAATCCAACACCCTGGAGGAAATCGAGGCTACGTTCTTCTATGACACGCCGATCCACTGGTGTGCTACGGATTTACTGGAGGCGATTAGTTCTACTCGTTTGCAGTTACACCGGACCATGCAGGCATTTGTCCGGGCATTGAACCAGAAGCTGAATGGTACCGGAATCTCTGCGGGGAGTGATAAAACGGGGGAGGTGGCCCAGAGCGGCGCGCGCGCGATCGGCGGTGCTGAAATTGGCCGGGCACGTAACGTTAACGGGCTGCCGGTCCTGCCAGCCATTATTCCGCTCAGTGATGGTCAGACTATCAGCATTCTGTTTCATAGCCCGACAGCGGAAAACCGGATCACCAATAGCGATACGCTGGTTGCTTTCCAGTTCTTACTGAATAAAAAAGACGTTACTCACACCGTTGCTCCGATGAGTGGACGTGATATGACGCTGGCGCAGGTCACCATGAAACTTGCCAACCTTGCAGAGAAAAACTCGGCAAAATTCCAGCGTGCGCAGAAGAAGAAAAAAGCCCTTGTTGATGAAATAACCCAACTACAGGCTGACAGTGACCAGAAAGAGGACGCCATGAGCGACCTCGCGGATCAGGTGGCAGCGGTAGAAGGGCAGAAGGCAGATCTGGAGCAGAAAATTAACGCTGTTGCATCGGAAGCGGATTCTCTTTATGAAGAGAATGAGCGTTTGCAGGGGGAGATTGATCGGCTCAATCGCACTGGTGGGCGCGATACCATTGCCCCTGCGGGGATGACTGGTGGGCACTCTCGCGCGCTGACGGATCGCCTTGCCAGTATCAAAAATCGTATGCATATGGACGGGGAAGCGACGCTCAGTAATGGTGCATCAATGAAGCAATTCATTGGGGACGGCGAAGGGTATATCCAGTTAACCGATCCGGATGGCAGCGTATACATGATCAAGGCTAAATCCATACAGGGTGTGGACATGGCAGATGCGATCGGCAAGCTGTTTAAAGCCTATAAAGCGGGTAATGTATCGGAATACCTGGTCCAACCAGAAGAACATAAACCGGAAAACGTCGAACCTGAACCAGCGGAGGATACCGGTAGCTCTTCGCCTGAACCAGAAGTCTCTGTAGGTGCATATCGATATGCCCTGCAAATGCGTCCGGCGGCCCCTGGCGCAATACCTGAAGGTAACAAAGCAATTCTGCCGCGCCCTGATGAAGGTGACCCGTATTATGAATATGCACGCTACGGCATTGCTACTTACGATACCCCGCTTTCTGATCAGCAAATGAGTGAGTACGACCTGAAGTTATTGCCTCGCGAGGATTCTTTCGATTTCCTGGCGAAGACACTTACTAATGGTCCGTTTGGCAAATATGCACAAAAAGCTCTGGAGCTGGCCACCAGCTCACCAGACGAGTTCCGCGTAATGCTGAAAACTCAGTTTCAAAAAACTTTCCCCAATATTGCGTTTCCTGGGGGCGCTGGCACCGAGAAAATGGTGCAGAGCATGATCAATGCATTGCAGGCCGAAGTCGGTGAGATTACTCAGCCAGAACCGGCCCCGGCACAGCCTGATGAAACGGTTAGCGAAGCAGATGCAGAGGCTAATAAAGCCATTGAATATCTCAATAACGTGATGGATATGCAAAGCACTGACATGGCGGAGATCCGTAACGCCCGGGGCAATGTCCGGGAAGCGATTGCACCCCTTCAGGCTGCCGGACGTTTTGAGGAAAACGAAGAGCTGGTTAACGGCGCAGCTCGCCACCTGGCTGATCTGTTGGTAGCAATCCAGAAAGCGGGGGTAGCGGCATGACACTATCAGCTATTGAGTTAATGGATCTCAGCGATAAGTTGGATGCTCTGATGTCCAAAGCGGCTACCGCGAGTGGTATGGAGTTGCTGGATATCAGCGATGAAATTGACCAGATCATGCAACAGATGGGGTACGGCGCGTCCGGCGGTGGTAGTGGCGAGGAAAAACAACCTTCGGAACATGATGGTGTGCCAAAACTGGTTGCTGATTTCCTGGCTGATAAATTCGTCGATCAGAGCACCGATGCATTTATCGGTACCTTGCAGGATTTGAGTCAATATGTTGGCACATACATCGACCTGGACCAGGTTAAACAGCACACGGCGGCATGGATAGCCGCCAACATTAAAGAGGCAGCATAAGGCGTAACAGGGATGAGCTTAAGCGATCAGGTGGTAATGGCCACCAGCATAGAAACGCTGATCGAGCTGCTAAAGAACCTGCCCGATTATGGGCGGGTTTCGTATGTGGTGACAGCGAAGGGAGACGAGGTAAAAACAGCGTTTGATATCGTCGATGCCTCAGTTCTTTTGGTATCCAATACTCTGGATGGGAAAATTAATCCAGACTATCCCCAGGAACTTCAGCCGCGCGACCGGACCCGCGCATCCAGCCTTCTTCAGGTCAACCAGATATCCAAGGATTTGCGTCCTGCCCAGCTTACCGATTCCGGTTTATCCAGCCATGGCGCGCCAATAATTGGTGAGGACAATGCCGTTGAGTCAGGTAATGGGCGGACCATGGGGATCATTAAAGCCTATCAGGACGGTAATGCGGATCGGTATCGGGAGTACCTGATTGAACATGCGACCGAATTCGGCATACGGCCTGAAAAGGTTGAATCAATGACGGCTCCGGTACTGGTGCGCCGCCGGTTAACGAAGGTTGACCGTGTTCAGTTTGCCAAGGACTCAAATATTTCTGATCTCCAGGAAATGGCAGCCAGTGAAAAGGCTTTTGTTGATGCCGACAGCATAACACCGGCGATGATGGCGTTGTTTAACCCGTCAGAAAGTGGAGATCTGCTTAGCCGCAGTAATGACGCGTTTATTCGCGGATTTATGACGCAAGTTGGTGCCACACAGGCGGCTGGCCTTGTAACTGAAGATGGGCGACCAACACGGCAACTTGTAGACCGTATACAAAACGCGATCTTTGCCAAGGCATATAAGGATGCGCGCTTGGTAAGGATGGTTGCAGAAGAACCTGATCCGGATATGCGTAATGTTCTGACGGCGCTTAATGCGGCAGCCAATGATTTTGTCCAGATGCAGGCTTTATCAGGAGAAGCGCACAAGCAGGCTGTGACAACTATTGTTGATGGCATTGAGACAGCGGATAGCCTCGATAAAAAGGCGCTGGAGGCATTGAAAGATGCGGTAGACCTGGTAAGGCAATCGAAGGAGTCAGGCCAGCATATTACCGATGTTATTGCTCAGGGGGATATGTTCAGCGAAACGGCCCCGGAAGTGAAAGCACTCGCGTTGTTCATCGTCGCGAATAACCGTAGCGCGAAGCGTATGGCCACCGCCTTTAAGTTGATGGCTCAACGTATCAATGATGAGTTACAGCACCAGGGCCAGGCGCTGGGGGATATGTTTGGCGGCGGCGATGTGTCGTTACAGGATATCCTTCGCCAGGTGTCTCAGGAACTGGAAAACGAAGGCATGCAAGGGATATCCGGCGGTCTTTTCGAGTCCGTTTCCGGCGGTAGTTACAACGGTGTTGCTCCGTATACCAGTTTGCTATTACATCGGGCATCCGGCATCAAAGACATTATTCATCTGATCAGGCTGCTTTCCCGCACAGATCCCCAGGATGAACAGCTTGTACAAGTGCTTGCGCATTTTGTTCGAATGCCTGTTGCCGACGTGAAAAAATGGTGCCGATTATTCGGTATCAGCAATTCGTTACTTCGCGGATTGTTAAATCACGCATCCTCCCTTGGGCGCGACGGCTTTGATGAGATAGCGCAGGCGATAAAAAACGGAGATATGCCACCAGCTATTGACTGGTTTTCCATTCGCCCAACCAGAGTGAAAGCATTCCTTAGCGCGGCGCAATCAGCATCACCATTGGCAGAAATGGTTCAGAGGTTATCGCTCATATTCACAGACCATACCGCGTTGGGTGATCTGACTCTGGACGAGATGAAAGAAGCCTCCATTCAGTGGGCCGATCAACAAAATGAGGTTAACTCAGACTTCTTGCCAGCATTCAGGAAGGCCGTTAGTAAAGCGGATGATGCCCGTGGAATTCTGAAGGCATTTAAGGCATTGCAAAGTCGTGTTAATAAACATGTCGGTGATATCGATGGGGTAACGGCGGAAGGCCGGGATATCCTTAAAGAGCACGGCATAACGCCAGAGTTTATTGATGAGATCAGGACTGATATGCAGCGTGAGGTCGTATCGTCCCTGCAAATCGTAGCCAGAGCGTTGGCGGATGCTAATCCGAAGAGTGCGGCCATTGTTAACCGGGTTATTGGTGATATTGAAGCATCGGAGGGCATGGGGGCGCTGAAACTCTTCCTTTCGCGAGCGTTTAATCCTAACGGCAATATTCTCCCTGGCATTATTGGTGAGGCTAAAAAGTATGTCAGTGAAGAAGAACTTGAGCAGCTTGACCAACTACTTAAGCGATTCTCATATAACCCGCAGACACGCTGGCAAATGAATCAGCGAAGTATGGGTTCGGTCCACGAGAAAGTGTTATCTGCCATGAACAGTGCGATCGCAAACTCATCCGTATCTGAAGAAAAAGCTCTTGAGTGGGCCGACTCTTTTATCACAGAAGAAGTGGAAGAAGTCCGCGCTGGACAGAATGGTGGGATAGACCTGCGCAAGGAACTTGCTGATATTTATCGCCTGACCGGCGGGAAAATATCGACCTTATCAAAGGTAGTTCACCACCAGGGAAGGGCATATGCAAATCTTAATGGTGTTGTTGCTGTCAATTTGAACGATGAAAATGCAAGTGCACTGTGGCACGAGCTGGGTCATCATCTTGAGTACAGTAACCCTGGTTTGTTAGAGAAAGCCCGGTCATTCCTGAAGGCCAATGTTGAAGGGGATAAGCCATCTTTCGTCAATATCGGTGGGCGTGGCAAGCCTGAATGGTGCTTCAGATCTCGATTGAGTAATATTTATATGGCGAAGGTATACCCGCCAGCCTCAGTAAGTAACACCGGGAAAATTCGGCAGAAATCACCGACTATTTCCAAAACGTCAGCAACGGAAGTATTCTCTATGGCTCTTCAGTTGTATCATGACAAAGAGGCCGCTGCCGCATCACTGATGAATGGTGACGGATTGCTGGAACTGTTATTAGGTGTGGCAAAGGAGCTAAATAATGCAGATTAAAATCGCAGCGCCATTAGGCGGAGATGCCATTATCGAATTTGATGATAATGAAGAAGTTTCCGGGCGTTTAAGCATTATCTCCGGTGACATTACCGAGGACATGATCGCTGAAGCCATAGCTGGGGCAAATCCCAATAGCTATATGGGATTCGTTAACACCCTTGATGCTCCCGCAAGTGATGTTCTCCGAACGCTGCATCTTTACGCTGGCTGGTTTGTTGATTGGCCAGCAGTAGAGGGTGGCGATGAGGACGACGACGATGATTTGGGTGATCATGTGGATCAGTTTGTATATTAGATACTAACAGATCGTCTATGTGGCTAGAATCGTTCGAGTTTAGCGATTAACGGAAGTTCTGGTCGATTATGATTAGTGCATATTCATGCACAGGCACACAAAATCTGGAGATATTGATCAGCGTTTATGTATAGTTTGTAATATAAAAATCGCCTTGAACGGAGTTTGTGCGTTATGAGAATCAATCTTAACTCTGGAGTAAGATAGTGGACGCTTTGTCTGAGGTTTTCGTTAATAATTGGCTTCCTGGTATCTGCACATTTTTTTTAGGATCTTTTATTCTAATATTGTTGAAAAAAAGAAACTTAAACAGAAGTTAAAGAATGATATTCTTGAGATATTCATTCCTGTATTTAACGCCGGAAATGAAATCTCCATTGAAATTGCTGAGAATGCTTACAGGAATATGAATGGTACGTTTCAGTTGTACAAGAGAATATATCCAGGTATGTTCAACAAAGAAGCAGAGCGTGAGCTAGACCGACTACTAAAAGACGGTTTCCTCATAAATGGAGAGGTTAATAAGCATTACTTTGAACCAACTAATATTGAGAGCCTGATTAAAAGATTATAACTCATTTACCACAGTTAAAACCCCGCTTCATTGCGGGGTTTGCATCATGCGCCAATAAAAGCTATTTATTCTGCGTCAAGTTGTAACATCTAATCCACTATTATATATCGTTATGTTTGGCATATAACAGATAATTAAATGAATTATATCCAGATCTAATTTTATGCGGTTCTGGAACCCGGCTACGTACTATATAATAGAAAAAAATCAGAGTCTATCAAAAATAGAGCCTTTTCTCGGTACAAATATTTTCTCATACAGTCGAGTAGCGTAATCATCTGTCATGCCTGAAACATAGTCGCAAATGACGCGCATTTTTTTATCATCACCTTTTGCTTCCTCTTGATTATATTTCTTTCGAGTTTCTGTCGGGAGAAAACGTATTGGGTCATTTGCCAGTACATTGAATAGTTCCACAATCAGTTTCTGACCTTTGAACTCTAATAGTTGGACGTTTTCGTGCTGAATAACTTTGTTCCTAACCAGCTCAAAAATGGCTTTACGTAACTCTTCTACCGCGGCAGGAAGTGCCACTTTATAGCGTAAAATTTTACTTTTGAAATCAGAGTTCTGCACTTCAAGCTTAACGCTAGTGATCATCAGATGAACAAGTGTCCCTATGCACTCCTTGCGTAGATAACTTTCGCCGAACAGTTTTTCAGCTACATCATCGGCTTTTAGATTAAACGAGTCGCATTGGCAAGCTGCAAATAAATGGGATTTGTCCTCGAAGTGCTCCTCCCACATTTTTTTGTCGATCATCTTCAGAGAAATTGCGTCTTCAAGATCATGGAGTGAGTAGGATATCTCATCAGCCAAGTCCATAATCGTTGTATCCAGTGCTTTATATATTGTTTCCTTGTGCTTATTCAACGCGGTAGATTTTACCGTTTTGAATAACTTAACATCATCACTATCAAAAGGTTGGAGTGCGAATCTAACAGTGTTCTCCTCAGAGTCCAGGTAACATTTCGGGGGCTTAAATTCGGATGATTTAAACAACCACTCATTGCTTCTTGGCTGTAACTGGCTGTAAGCCCTCTCATTGACGACCTCTGAATAGCTTGCTGGATATTTCAGTACGCCTAAAATAAGTCTACGGGTGGGATCCAGCCCATTGGTTTCGGTGTACTTATCCAGTTTGGAGAGTATACGCAGTGTCTGCCCGTTACCTTCAAAGCCGCCATAGGATCTCATGCAGTAGTTTAGTGCGACCTCACCACCATGACCGAAGGGGGGATGTCCTATATCATGAGCAAGGCAGATAGCCTGCATCAGGCTTGGGTCAGGTAAGAATTTACCCCCCTCATCTGTATCGCGCTTAGACAACTGAGACAAGATACCGCCGCCAATTTGCGCTACTTCCATAGAGTGAGTTAGACGCGTACGGTAGAAATCGCTTTCGCCCAATCCCAACACCTGCGTCTTCGATTGTAATCTCCTAAAAGCGGAAGAGTGGATTAACCGGGAAAGATCACGTTCATACTCCGACCTTATCTCATTCGGGCGGGTGGTATTGTACCCTTGACGCTCATACCAAGTATTTTCTTTGCAGTGTGTCATACGTGTTCCTTTGGGCAGGATAGAGCAAGTCGCCTGCTTAATTGCTGAAGAAAGAAATACAAATTTGTAACGCTGTGGATCTTCTTTATGCGTCCACAATCAGTAAATATTGGATACTTGCAAGGTGCGCGAAACACTAAAGATTGTCAATTAATAATTAACACCTCTTATAGTTACTAGAAATAAAAATCCCCTGTATTAACAGGGGCCTGTGTATGAACTATTTACAAATAACTCACAAGTTAACTCTAAAACGGAATATCGTCGTCAAAGTCCATTGGAGGTTCGTTATTGGCGCTGCTCTGAGGTTTGCCGCCACCGCTGTATTGCTGGTGGTTTTGAGGTTGGTTTGATTGCCCCCAGCCATTTGAGGACTGTGAATCGTCGCGGCGGGCGCCGATCATTTGCATAGTTCCGCCCTGGCTGACGATAATTTCCGTCGTGTAACGTTCTACACCGGCGTCATCTGTCCACTTACGGGTTTTAAGTTTCCCTTCGATGTAGACCTGAGAACCTTTTCGTAAATACTCACTCGCAATTTCAGCAAGTTTCCCGAACAAAACGACTCTATGCCATTCTGTTTGCTCTTTCTGTTGGCCCGTTTGCTTGTCGCGCCATGATTCATTCGTTGCGATGCTGAGTCTTCCGACCGCTCCGCCATTTGGTATATACCTGATCTCCGGGTCTTGCCCCAGGGTACCAATCAGGATGACTTTGTTTACACCGCGTTGTGCCACTTATCTTACCTAATAAAATAAATTAATTAGAGCAATAATGTATATCTTTGAAACGTAGCTAACAAGTGATTTGCATTATCCTGTGCCTTCTAAAGGGATCGAGTCAGTCGGTATTGGCTGTGAATGGGTGTTTGTCCTGGAGCGTAAAAAATTCGCTTATGAGGTCTTTATGAAGGGAAAAACAGCCGCAGGAGGCGGTGCAATTTGCGCTATCGCGGTGATGATTACCATCGTGATGGGTAATGGCAATGTGCGAACCAACCAGGCGGGGCTTGAGCTTATCGGAAACGCTGAAGGTTGCCGACGTGATCCATACATGTGCCCGGCGGGGGTGTGGACTGACGGGATTGGCAATACCCACGGAGTTACACCGGGTGTTCGAAAAAACGACCAGCAAATCGCCGCTGATTGGGAAAAGAATATCCTGATCGCTGAACGCTGTATTAATCAGCACTTCCGGGGCAAAGACATGCCCGATAATGCCTTCAGCGCAATGACAAGCGCGGCATTCAATATGGGATGCAATAGTTTACGGACCTACTACAGCAAAGCGCGAGGCATGCGAGTCGAAACGTCCATCCACAAGTGGGCGCAGAAAGGGGAATGGGTGAATATGTGTAACCATCTCCCTGATTTCGTGAACAGTAACGGCGTGCCCTTGCGAGGTTTAAAGATTCGCCGTGAAAAAGAACGCCAGCTTTGCCTGACGGGGCTGGTCAATGAATAAACTCAGGCAGCTCCGCCGACTTTCGACAATGAAGTTATCGCTGGCGGCGATAGTTTTCGACTCGATTTTCATGGCGGTATATGTGCTCAATGAGACGTGGCCACTGGAACCGCTATTGTATGCCGGGCTTCGGCTGTGCCTGACATTTTTGAGCATGGCCGCGAGATTGATGCAGCAGAAAGAAACAGCTTCAGATTGTCCAGGCCGCGCGGTGCGCAAATATATGGCACGCAGGCGAAGGTGATAATAGTTAACGAGAACCCCGGCAGCTGCCGGGGTTATTTTTGGTGGTTATTTGAACGGATTGATTGAATTATTAAACGTGATGATGCTTGTCTCACGCGGTGCCTGGACGTTAGCCGCTTGCGGAACCTCCTTAATTTTCCTGGTGACAGGCAAGTTGCGTGCGCCAACTTTGATCAGAGATTCGAAAAGTGTGGCAACGATTTTTGCATCACCAGGTTCTTTGAGGCGGAATGCGTCTTTTTGGGCGGCGGAGACGAAGATCGGGAGGTTATCCAGTTCGTCTTGCATTGCTGCCAGCACATCGTCGCGGATACCCGCTGTTTTCTCCAGCAAAGCGATTCGCGCTTCAGCATCTGCGATCTTGGCCATTGCTTCAAGGTGGCGGCCCTGGCTTTCGAGTAGTGCGGTTTCCAGTTCAGCCGTACGCTCTGTCGCCTCCACCATCATTTCCAGTTCAGCCATTTTACTGTAATGGGATATAACGGCCTGCACTGACTCGTCAGAGTATCCATGCGCCGCCAGGGACTCTGCCAGTAGAGATTTAGAATCCGCGCTTTCAAACATTCCGGCGCTGGCAGGATGATCCAGACTGATATAGTTCGGCGTTGTCACATAATCCACACCATGGAAGCTGGTGGTTACAGCGATTTTCCCGGACTCACGCCCGCCAGTGGCCCAGCTCCAGCCACCAGCTCGGCTTTCGATCATCGCGGCGACAATTTTACCCGGCTCTGTGTTAAGAATTTCCTGTGTATGGGTAACGATGCCGTTGTCGTCAACAGATATAGCCACTGTTCGGCACGCTGGAACATTGTCGATTACGACCGGGCGACCTTCCACCATGATCACGCTGGTTTCTGGTACTTCCAGTTTGCCGGTCAGCTGTCGGCGACCGTGACCGTAATAGCCGAAAAGCTCACCAAGGCGTAAACCTTCCTGAGTTTCCTTGCTTTCAAGCATGGTCTTTACCGCGCTTAATACATACTGTCGCCCGTTCTGGCGACCTTTTCGAGCATTGCTATAGAGACAAAAGCGGTCAGTGACCGTTTTCAAAACATCAGTCATTATCGTTTCCCTCTTTAAAGACCGATTCAAGGATTTGCGCCAGTTCCTGTGGCGGTGTTTTGATGATGGAATCCATCAGGTGATCGTCGTCCTCGCTTTTCGCTTTCAGTTCGTTCACCAGTGCTTCAGAGATTTTTTCGTCAATCTCCAGCACATCGCTGAACAGGTAACGTTTGAATGCATCGGAATTGGCGAGGACGCTGTTATTGCTGACGGCATCGAGGATTTGCGTAACGATGGTGGCGTAGTTCGCCTGCGAGTCGCGGTTTTCGTTGTGCTCTTGTTGCAGAGCGGTATTAACGGAGTGGAATTCGATTTTGTACGGGCGATCACCTTCCGGGTATACCTTGCCGTACTTGAAAGCAAGATGAATATCGATAGCCCGCTGAATGAACTCTTCTACGCCCTGCTGGATCCATGAGGCGCGCATGGCGGCCTGAATTGCCGTGCGCAGGAATCCACCTTCACCAAGCCCGCCGGACATTTGATCTGCCCACCCCAGGAGGGTGTAATCGAGGCCAAGTGCTGCCGCCAGCTGGCGCATATAGGTGAGAATGTCTTCAATGCCGTTGATGTCAGCCTGGATGGTCTGAGTATCAATAGTCATCTGTCCCTTGCCGTCGCCCATAATAGGCAGCAGGGTATTGGTCACCGTAGGCATGTTATTCGCGCCGCGTGCGCGCTTTTCCATCAGGTCAGCTGCTCGTTTAAGCGTCTGAGTAATGGTGCGCGAATAATCGGCTGCTTTTACCGGATCCAGACTATTCATCGCCAGGCCGATGATTCGGTCAATTTTCGACGCATTAAAACGCGTTGCCTTCAGTGAGCGGATCGCCGAACGCAGATTCATGTACGGCTCGTAGGCGTATTCGAGCAAGCTGGTCCCGTAATTCTGGGTTTCAATCGGCGTGCGCTCTTCCGGATTATCCAGCAAGCTGTATGCTTTATGGCCAGTGTGCACAGGCATAAGGTTTGACTTAGGCCGCCAGTAGGGGATTTTCATAGGGATAATGGCCCACGGATCGGCGAAAACCATTTTCCCTGACGCGTCCTTCAGATAATCGCCGCTAAATCCCGCCAGGTTACCGCTGACCTCGAACTCTTTGATGAAGCCCGGAAGGGTGTAATAGGAGCACTCAAAAGACGTGATCCCTATGCCTTCTTTGGCGTATGGCCTGACATAAGCCACCCCAAATACAGACATGATAAATGCCCACCCGGCGACCTCTTTGTTGATGGTTCGCCCGATGTCGTTCATCAGCTCGTCACACAACCCCTGCGCGGCGTCATAGTCACTATCGTTTCCGTTGTGTACCGGCACGATAGAGAAGGTTTGTCCGGTCTTCTTATCGAAAGAGAGCGCGTGCGTAATATGGATGTTCAGAGCGGTGGCGATCGTGCTGTAAACCGCCATTTCTTCGAGTAGCGGATAGCGTTGCAAGCGGTCTTCCGGCAGTTGAACTTCATCAAAGATAAAGCGACTCCCATCCACCAGCCCATCACCAGCCATGCCACTATCGCCCGGTTTGCCGCCTAAGAAGCCGGACAGTTGTACCGGTGCCCCTGCGCGAGAAAACAAATACCCACTTCCGCCGTGCACAGCCAGCGCGGACAGGAGGATGTTGTCCCGTTCTCCGTTGTCTTTAAAAACCCCCGCCAGCGCCTTCCTGACCGAGGATAGCGTGATTTTATTGTCTGCCAAGATTGCACCTTAATTAGAATAATTCGCATCGTGTTTGAACGGAAATTTAACACTAGTCACTTGTTAAGGATTACCAATGAACAAGCTATCTATGGGGGTGTTTCGCTGTTCAAGTGTCAGCGAAATATTGAAATACATTAGTGCAATAACATCTCACCGAGCGCCGATTAGATACGGCGTGGAAAAGGTGGAAGGCAAAAGCTATGACCGACTACGCCGGGAGGCGAATCAGAAGGCGATAGATTTGCTTAATTCGCTGGTGGACGGCGCGACACTGACAGATGAACAGCGCCAGATCCTGGCTGGGTACACCGGCGAAGGCGGCATTGGCGGGTCCGTCTCCGAATATTACACACCAAAGCCGATCGCTGAAGGTGTCTGGGAGATCATGAAGCTCTACGGCGCGGACGTAGGTAACACTCTGGAACCATCGGCGGGAACCGGCGTTTTTAATGAGACAAAACCGGTTGGTACGGTGATGACCGCGACTGAGATCAGCAGTGTTTCCGGTCGTATAAACCAGCTGTTGCACCCGGAAGACAGCGTACAGATTTCTCCGTTCGAACAACTGGCTGTAAGCACGCCTAACGATTCATTCGACCATGTTGTGGGTAACGTTCCGTTCGGTGGTCGTGATAACACACGCAACATCGATAAGCCTTACGCAGAAGAAACGGACATGGGTTCTTACTTCATGCTCCGCATGCTGGACAAGATAAAGCCAGGCGGATTCATGTGCGTGATTGTGCCGCCGTCCATTGTTTCAGGTTCAAACATGAAGCGGTTACGCCTGCGCCTATCACGGAAAGCTGAATTTCTTGGTGCCCACCGCTTGCCTACCGGTACTTTTGACGCAAACGGGACCAGTACAGTTGTTGATGTGGTGCTGATGCGCAAACATCCGGCAGAGATGGCTGAGAAAATCCCCCTGGTGGATGAAAGCACTCTCGAATCGGCAAATGTGCTTTGGCCAACGTTTATTTCTGGCAAGTGGTTTGAAAAGGATGGCCGCCGGTTTGTTCATGGCACCCAGGAAAAGGGCTTCCAGGGGCGTATTGAGGTTCGTGCCGACGGTCAGATTGATAACCAGGCTCTTAAAGCGAAGCTGATTCATCGTTTCGAAAGCCGTATCGACTGGTCTTTGCTCGATATGGCTGAACCGTCACCGACCGCAGACGTTGTTGGTGAAGGGGAAATGCGCCTGATTAATGGCGTATGGCAAAAATATGCTGGTGGTCGCTGGATTGAAGCTGATGCCGGGAAGGAACTTAAGATCGATGCTGCCAGTTATGGCGCGGATAGCTGGGAGGCTCTTCAGCGTAACCTGACTACAACAGAAGGCCGTCTCGGCATGACATTTACCCAGATGGCAAATGTCCGCGATAAGTACACCACATCAATCAGCGACGATATGGTGCAGCTGGTGGACTGGATTAACAGCCAGCCTGAAAAATACCGTGAACGCTTGTATCGCGGGGCGATGATTGGCCGGATGTTAATTGAATATCAGGACATGAAGGCCGCCGGGCATAGTGCTGAACAAATCGAACAGCAGCGCCTTTCTCTGGTATCCCGTTTGCAGGCAGAGATTGACCGTTTTGGTAACCCCGGTCGCGGTCCGATAGCGAAATTGTCGGGGAGCGGTGCGCGCGCCTGGTTTGCTTTCCGTGGTGCAATTAAGCTGGATGGCACTATTTCTGACGAGCTGACAGGGAAGCTGGTTACGCATGATTCCAGCGCAAGTTATGACTCCACCAGCTATCAGGACACCCTGCGTTATCTCTATAGCGATCTCACCCGCGATCCAATCCAGCTCGATGATTTCCGCCTTGCGTTTACCGGCGAACTGCCAGCCAGTGATGAAGAGTTGCTTAATTTATTGGCCAGCACCCCTGGTATTGCGGTTTCACCGTATGGCGGGATTGTTCCGTTCGCCCGCGCCACCAGCGGCGACATTAACGAGATAGTGGCTCCAAAACAGGAATTCCTCGCCACACTCCCCGACGGTCCAGTAAAGAACAACGTCCTTAATCAGCTGGCAGCTATCGAAGAGAAGCGCATCAAGACGCCAGCAGAGAATATCCGGTTTAAGCTCAATAGCCGTTGGTTCGACCGTTCCGTCATTCTGGAATTTTTGCAGGAAAACGGCTATCCGGATCTGCGCTATGTGCAGTCAGTGCAGCTGGAAGGCGACGAAATGGTTTCTGACACCTATCACGGTGGTGATGGTCTGTTCGTCGGGCACCGATACGGTGTCGTCCAGCGCAAGGATAAAGAAACAGGTGAGATTCGCTACGAGTGGGACCGTAAATCAGGTGAAAACGCGACCGGGTTCCCGGCACAGCTGGAAAAGTATCTCAATGGTGCGCGTATCGGTGGCAAAGATAGCGCGACGGCGAACGGCTACCGCGAGCAGATGGCACTGCTTGAGGACCAGTTCAATAAGTGGATCAAGACGCACGATCGCTACGATGAGCTGGTTGCCAAATACAACGATGTGTTCAATAGCAATATCCCGTATGAACACTCTGGCGATCCGCTTGGGTTGAAGGGATTAAGCGGTAAGCGCCAGCCATTTGATTACCAGAATAGCGAGGTGCGCCGACTGTCCGAAGATGGGCGCGGCATCCTGGGCTTCGGCACCGGGCTGGGTAAAACCACGACCGCGCTGGCGCTTGAGGCGTTCAACTATGAGAACGGTCGCTCCACCCGTACTGCGTATGTAGTGCCTAAATCAGTGCTGGAAAATTGGTATTACGAAGCAAAAGAATTCCTGAGTGAAGAGGCATTCAGTAACTACTTGTTCGTCGGTCTTGATGTGCTGATGGATGGCGATCAGATTCGCCAGGTGCCGGTGCTCAATGAGAACGGTAAACCTGTTCTTGGTACTGATGGCACTCCAGTTATGCGCGATGCTCTTAAGCTGGCAGATGAAGCCACTATCACGGCGCGGATGAACGCGATCCCGCACTCAAATTACCGTGCAGTCGTGTTTACCAAAGAACAATACGCCCGCATTCCGCTACGTGATGACACCGTAGATGAGCATGCACAAGACATGCTTTATGACTTCGTTGCCGCCGGGCGCGTAGCCAGCGCAATGGACTCCGACTCCCACCGCAAAGAGGCGGCGCGTCGCCGGGTATTGTCGGAGTATTCAGATACCGGTACCGAAAAAGCAGAGAAGTATCCGTACTTTGAGGATATGGGCTTCGACAGCGTGATTGCTGACGAAGGCCACAACTACCGCAATAGCTATAAAAATGGTCGCGAAGCGTCACAGCTGGCCTATCTGCCCACCAGCGCGGTGGCGCAATCGGCGCGAGATATGGCAATCAAAAACGCGTACTTGATGAAAAAGAATGGCGGGCGCGGACCGGTTCTCCTGACTGCAACACCAGTCGTTAACACCCCGATCGATGCATACAACATGCTTTCTCATGTTCTGCCGAAGGAATACTGGCAGAAGATGGGGATCTACAGTCCTGATGACTTCGTAAAATTCTTCGGCAAGACCAGGCTGGAAACGGTACAGAAAATCAGCGGCGAAGTTGAAGAAAAAATGGCGCTGGTGGGTTTTGAAAACCTTGATGCGCTGCGCGGCATATTCCATCGCTGGACAACGCTTAAAACGGCGGAAGACGTTAAGGATACCGTGGAGATCCCGGAACTGGACGAACACCAGCAGGATGCACCACTTACTGAAGAACAACTGGCGGCGTATGAAGAATTGCGTCAGCAGGCGGAAGCGGCGGCCAAAGCCAACAATGGTGTAACGACCTCGGTCAATGAAGACGGCGTGATTGAGCACGAGAAAGCCCGTCCGATCTTCTCAATAATCAGGGATATGGACCGCGTATGTACTGACATGGACCTGTACTATCGCCGGATCACCTATCGTTTCCTGCCGGAGTACGCCGATGCGGTGCAGCAGCTGGCAGACAGTTTGCCTAAACAAGCCACCAGCGAAGACGACGACAGTGATGATTCAATCACGCAGCAATCGCAATACTCCCTGATAGATAAGGGCGAGTTTATTCAGTTGCAGGTTCCGGAAGCGTTCGAGCAGGAAGTGAATAAGCGCCTGGCCAGGTTTGGCATTGACGAACAGACCGTAACTCACCCCGTTACGCCCAAATACGCGAAGCTGATTGCCACGCTGAAGGAGTTTTTCCCGGAAGGTAAGCAAATCATCTTCACCGATGAAAAAACGCAGCACCAGAAGCTCAAGCGCATTATCTGCAATGCTCTTAACCTTGAACCTTCAAAGGTGGGGATACTGAATGCTCAGACGGTTGCCGAGGCAGGTAAAACCGGTAAGAAACTGAAAGCGGTTAAACCGCCGAAAGAGTTACCGGATGAACCAACAGATGCACAGATAGCGAAATACAACGAGCAAATGGCTCTGTATGACGCCTATATCGCGCAGCAAAATGAAATGTCGTTGGGCGGTCTGGAAAAGATTGCAGCCGACTTCCAGGAGGGCCGGACTCCGATCATCATCTGCAACAAAAAGGCAGAGGTGGGTATCAACCTGCATCGAGGAACGACTGACATCCATCATCTGACGTTGCCATGGACTCCAGCCAGTATTGCGCAACGAAACGGTCGCGGTGCCCGAGTTGGCTCCAACCGTGCAAGCGTTCGCGTTCACTACTACTGCGGCAAGGGTTCTTTCGATGAATACCGACTGAAGACGCTGAAGCGTAAAGCAGGCTGGATCTCCGATATCCTCCGTTCAGATAAGTCAGAAATGGAGAACGCCGACGCCAACGATATGATCGAAATGCAGATGTATACCGCTAAGGATGATGGCGAACGTCTGGCAATGATGCAGGTTCAAATGGATAAGGCGAAAGCCGCGCAACGCGCTCGCCAGAAAGAACAGGCTACTATCGACCTTCAGAACTACATCAAGGCGCAGCACGCAGCTGGTGAGGATGTGGAGGTGCTTACCGCTGAATTAGAGCGAAGCAAAGCGGAACTTGAAAAGACCACCGCCGAGGTAGCTAAATTCAAACAGGCGGCAATGGCCAAGGCAGCGGATAACGCAGACTGGAAGGCACGCTGGGGGAGTGTCCATCACACAGACCGTATGTTGTTAGCACAGTATCGCGCGTCGTTGAAAAGCGCCATTCAGCGCAAGGCTAATATCTCTCAAGCCATCTCCCGCTATGAGAAATTATTGAACCGTACTCAGAAGGCCGCGACGGATATCAAACGCCTGCGCCCGCTGGTGGAGGATGCATTAAATAAAGGCATTCTGGATGTTGATCCTGACCTGGTTAACCATGCGAGTGAGTTCCTTGTTATCGGCGATCGCTCATGGCGTGTAGGCCAATACTACGATTGTGCCGGTGATATCGTTCGCATTAAGTCGCTGGACTTCGACAGCCAGCGCGCAGACGTGGAGATCATCTTCACCTTCAAAGGCACCAAATCTGGTAACTGGGATGTGAAGACGCTGGATAAACAGGTTGATGTAACTCCCGATGAAGATGCTGTTATGCAGAAAATCAGTGGTGGCGTCTCCATCGCCGGGATTAACGACATCGTTTCCTGTGACGATTTCTACCGTTTCCAGCAGCGCGGCATGATCAAAATCACTGACTCATACGGCGTTCAGACTACAGAGTCAGGCTATAGCATTGATTTTGTTGGTACCTATACGGACCCACTGAAGCATGCGGTTTACCCGGATCGCCGTGACGGCGCGCTGAAGTCGTCAATTGCAAAATGGGTGCTTGGTATGATGTCGGAAGGGAATAACCGCCAGATCCGTTCGGCAGAAGCATTCCTGGTTGAACTGTTTGGCTCCAATTATGGCGATGTAATCGCGTCATACGGAGATACGCTATCCCCTGAAGCAATTCAGGAGAAAATAGCGGATGCGATCGCCAGAATGCCGGAGAAAACAAGCCAGGGGGCTACTCGTAACGGGGATTCTGAACTTGAAGTCACCAATGCCATTTTCGGTACCAATGAGTTCCGGGCGTCAGATTATGAGATCACCACAGCACAGTTTGGCACCATTGGCATTTACAGCAATAAAGACGAGATCAAGCAGGCAATGGACGCAGCAAGCGCGCGCATTGCAGCAGAACGGAAAGTCAATCTGAATCATGCAGTCGCCGCGCTGACTCAATCGTGGGTAACAGCAATCAGGGAGGCCGCCACCACAGGAAAAATCACACCGGCAATTGCGGATGTCGTAAACGACGGCTCTAAATTTATGGATGCCTATAAAATGGATGCGGTGCAGTTGCCATCAGCCTATGGGCAACTCAGCTATCGCATGACCTACAACCTGGTATCAATGTTTACCGACCTTGCCATCCTTGGGCTGGTGGACCTTAACGAGGTTACGCCGGAATTGCTCAGCATGCGCAAGAATCATGTGGAGATATTGCACAGAATTAACACGGTACTTGCCGGGCGCACCGATGAAGAGAAACAGGCAGACGCTGATCGGATAAACCTGGCCCTTGGCAACATCACGGAGGAAGAAATTGCTGCCAGAAACGAGAAACAAGAAGAGTTATCATCAATACAGGGTGATGCCACCAGCATAGCTCAGTCTCTTGGTCTGAATTATCGCGTATCCACCGCCGACCTGAAGATGATGTACGCACCAAAATTCGCCGCTGGCGAGGTATTTGGGCTTCAGGAAGCCTCCGGCATGAAAGGGGTTCTTTTCCGTGCGAAAGACGCAATCAAGGCGAAATTCGGCGCTCGCTGGTTGCCAGCGAAGGCGAAGAACAGCGACTTCCCAGGTAACTGGTGGATTATCGAGACAAAACACAACGTGGCGGACGTTCTGGCCGTCATCCAACAATACGCATAACAGGAGCGCCCGGTTCGCCGGGCGTCGCATAATATGGCCACACTATCTGATACAATAAAACCGAATAAAACATATCTTGAGGCGGTACTCCGTACAGCGTTGTTAGGAAAGACAGAAGACGAATACGTTGATTTCTTCCTGTCAGGGCTACGCGGGCGATTACTGAAAAATCCCCGCCTGTACCGCAGCTATGGTCCATACTGGCCGGAAATTAAAAAATTATTACTGGAGCGCGGTTATGGTAATTTCGGTCGTCTCGTTGACCGTGACGTTCGCAAAATTTACCGTTATGACCGCCCGGCGCTAACACTCATAGCCGCGACGCTCTACAGCCAGGAGCGTTTTGATAATGGTCAGATATACTCAGCCTGGCATTTACTGCCAGTGCCTGAAGAAGTTGACGACCAGGACTATGAGTTTGAGTCTTACGATTTGGAAGTTGAAGCATTGGCACAGGCTGGAGAGAAAACTTGAAAAAGCGATACTACACAGTAAAGCATGGGACGCTACGAGCATTACAAGAGTTTGCTGACAAGCATAACGTTGAGGTGCGCAGGGAAGGGGGAAGTAAAGCTCTGCGCATGTACCGTCCGGACGGGAAATGGCGTACAGTCGTCGATTTCAAAACAAACAGTGTTCCCCAGGGCGTCCGCGACCGGGCATTCGAAGAATGGGAGCAGATCATCATAGATAATGCATTGCTTCTCAATGCTGATTGAGTTTTGTTGGCCCGGTTTGCACCGGGCGTTTCACAAACAATCAACTGGTTTGTAGTTCCTGCGGCGAGATGAATTATTAATATTATCGTGGTGCCGATGATGCGATAGCCTGTATGATGTTATCAATATCGTTATCGTTCAGCATGAATATAGGTACACCATTAGAGTTTGCATTTTTTTCAGTGCTCATCAAACAAAGCCCCTCATACATGCCGCGAGTTTTTTTGAAATTGGCGACTGATGGAGTGGTGTAATTTCCTTTAAAGTGCATTCCGGCTGATTCATAAAAAGGAACCAAATCAGACTGGCAAATCAAAGCGACCTCATTTGGAAATGCAAGTATTTCTGCCAGTATATTACTTCCAAGTCCATTACCACGATATTGCTCATATACATATATTTTATGACAGTACAACGGAAAATTTCCCGATGGATGTCCGAAGATTAAAGCGTATCCGAACAAGTTTTCTTCATTAGTAAAGCCCATAATGCGCAAATGACCGGCTCGGTAACACTCTTCAAAAACGTTAATTATGTAGCTTCTCGCTGCTTTCAGCTCCTCTTCTGTCGGGAACATCATCAACCCCATAAGCGATGGAGTATAGGCCAGATCCTGAAGAATCCCATTAGCTTCATTTTCGAAAATTAGCGGTAAGTGCGGTACAATTTCATTTGCCGAGGTATTAGACATAGTATGGTGAGTCCTTTGTTTTCAAAGGACTCATGTTATCAGTGATAATCGTTTGTTGTAATAGTGTTGATAAAATAATTTTCTATTATGTAAGCAAGCTCATTTTTATGACGGGTAATGCAAAAAAAATAGAATCAAAAAACTAAAAAATAATAATTCATGGGGTTTTACACCATCAAAAGTCCCCACTATAAATTATTAGAAATAATTATGCTTGCCTGTTAATACCCCTTTCGGCACTTTTTTTTGTTCCAGTGTCTGGGTACCCAGAATTATGTTAATAAGTGGACTTAGTAACGATGGTTCCTGGCGGGCTTCAACTTCTCCAGCCATTGCCCTGATGTAGTCGGCGCTGGCAACGTTGTTGTATTCCGTCGCAAAGCAACATAGTAACGTCAGAACATGCTCTGTCGTTATTTCGCTCCAGTTGATGTTGAAAAATTCATCGCCTTTTTTATCGTGTTCGGAATCGAAGATGCTTTGGTGAAGGATGTATTTGCCGGATTCCTTGCGCGGTAACTTGATCGCTTTCTGGCGTTCCAATTCCTTGTAAATCTGCATTGCTTCAATCAGTACCGGTCTGCCGTTCATGAAGGGATCACGCAACCTTACACGCTGGCCAACTCGACCGGTAATAAAGCTGTTTTCCTCTTCCACCAGCACGATAAAACCCTTTTCCTCTTTTTCTCGCAATTCGCGCAGCAGCTGGAGTTCCATATCGCGGCGGCGTTCAGGGTAGCTGGTCCGCTCAGCCATTATCAGCTCATTGTTGATCCATGCAGCAGTCATTGACGCCGGTTTGCCGACGCTCATTGAAACAACGCATATTTTCTTATCCATAGCGCCCCTACAAAAAAGAAAAGCCACCAGCGGCGGCTTAGCAATACAACTGAAGGTAGCGCCCGGTACTCAGACTGTGCCGTCCATGGAATATTTGAAAAGGGATCCATCCGTACCGGGCGTGTGATGATTCTGACTGAAGTCACTTGTCAGTTGTCAATCATTTATCATTAAAAATAATATATTTATTAGTGCATGATGTTTGCCATCTCATAGGCGTCAGCCAGTAACTCCATCTCTGACTTGTTCAGCAAGGTGAATTCTTTCTTGCCTCCAACCACACCATCGGCATGAACAGGGACCAGCCATGGGTATTTTTCTCTTACTTCAGCCGGAGCTGCATGCTGGTGGTGCCATCTACAAAGTGGCAATTGCTTTTTATGACAACCCGGCGCGGTACGACCGGCGATATGGTGCAGAGACACCTCATTAGATATTACTCCATGCATATAGCAGGCAATGCAGGGGAGAGCGCCAAGAGCATTGGCGACGCGCCGTTCCTCCGCCGTTGGTGTTCTCCCCTTCAAGCCACGAGATTTTATTTTTACCACGCTTTTCCGCGTTTTGCTGGCTGGTGGGCGCTCTTTCTGTTTAGCGATACGGCGGTCGAGAGTATCCCGCATTTTCTGATATTGAGATTCTCGCCAGACCGGATCAGCCAACTTCTCCCGTTGCCGAGCGATCGCCCGTTCTCTGGCTGCCTTCTGCCACTTGCGGCACTGTTCAATTTTTTGTTCGATTGTTTTCATATGGCAAAAAAAAGGCGGCCTAATGGCCGCCAATGATGTCAAGGAGTGAAGTAATGGCAACGTCTTCGTAGTTGACAAAAACTGCGGCTCAATTATATCAATCAATTAGAGCAATGATAGATATTTTGTTTATCGCGAATCACATTTTTTCACTTCAGTACCTGTGTGCTATACTCCTTCTTGATTGATTGGATGCGGAATACAAACCCGCTCTTTTGTGCAGCCTGGCTCCTTGCCAGGCTTTTTTTTATTTCATCATGGAAGCTGTTAACGCTTTGGACCTTGCTGAACTGATTGAGAGGACTTTGTCAACGTACCCCAAAAATTCGCCAAACTCAGACATCACTTTAGCAAAACCGCGCCGTGCTTCTTCCTCGGTGGCGTTCATCACGAAATGTTCAGCACCACGCATACTTTTGACAGGGAACGCAACGGATATTGAGTCAATATCAGGCATTCTATCGCTCAGCTTTACAGTGACAATGACGGCTGGCGACTGAATATTAGTGCTTACAGACAGCACTACATATTTTCCGTCGATGTTGAAATCCTTTCTCATATGTCACCATAAATATCAATGAATTAGAGCAATCATTTACGCGTTAATGGCTAATCGCCATCTTCCAGCAGGCGCACCATTGCCCCTGTTTCACTATCCAGGTTACGGATATAGTTCATGACAATATTTACGTTGGTCCAGCCACCAGCTTGCATGATCTCCGGTATTGAAACTCCGGCGCGGGCCATATCTCGCGCGGCTCCGACACGGGCACTGTGTCCAGACCAGGCCAGGTATCTCTGACCAGAGTCATCCTTAGCGCCGTAAATCAATCGATGAGTTGCTTCAAAAATCCCTTCCAGGGCGCGAGTTGATAGCTGGCTGGTGGCAGATGGCGCAGCTACGCCATTTTTTCTGACACGGCAAAACAAGTAGTTATTCGGATCATCAGCCACACCAGAGACAGAAATCCATCGCTCGACCAGTTTAGTTACCCCCAGGCTAAGTGCCTTCTCTACACCCGCGGTACTAACCAGCGTTTTCGTTCTGCCAATATGGATTAACATTCTCCCACCGTCTGTACGTGAGATATCTTTAACCCTGATCCTGGCAATTTCGGCTATACGTAACAGGGTGTTATAAGCGATCCCCAGAAATGCCAGATTACGTATATCCTGGCAGCGATCGCTATTTTCCATGAGTGAACGAACCTGGTCGAAATCAGTGCGTTCGAACGCCAATGCCTGTTTTGCACGTTCACCGGCATCAACGTTTTCTTTTCGAATCCGCCGCATGACCAGTGAAACAGCATTGCTGTCACTTGGTCGTGGCAGCCCGGACCGACGATGAAGCATGTTTAGCTGGCCCAAATGTTGCTGGATAGTTTTTACTGCCAGACCGCGCGCCTGAAGATATAGAAGATAATCGCGAACATCTTCAGGTTCTGCGGGAAACCATTTCCGGTTATTCAACTTGCACCATGCCGCCCACGACCGGCAAACGGACAGAAGCATTTTCCAGGTATGCTCAGAAAACGCCTGGCGATCCCTGAACATGTCCATCAGGTTCTTGCGAACCTCATCACTCGTTGCATCGACCGGTAATGCAGGCAAATTTTGGTGTACGGTCAGTAAATTGGACATTTAACACTCAGATAATGGTTTTAAGTAAAGTGTACAGGATCGGCTCTGCCTTTACCTGTTTATGGTTCTCGTCATAGAAACGCCAGCGACCGCGCGTGCGTTCTATTTTCTCTTCACCGCGCGATAATGACAGTTGACAACTATCACGATCAAACCCTTTTGCCCGCCAGTAACCACGGTTTTTCTCAAGCTCAATATGAGTGGACACTTTAGCAGCTGAATATCCCATTTTTCACCTCTGATTGATTGGTGGTGCTAAGTGCGCTACGCGAAATCTGGAGCACAAACACTGCCAACATTTCGCAGATTTTACGTAGCGCAACCTTGATCAAATGATCAAGTGATCACTATTTGACCTGATAAGGTATTGAACT